AGCAGAACCCCTCACCATTAACAAGCCCCCACTCAATCCCCGCCCCCAATCCAACCAAGGACTTAAACGCATTGAGCTCGTCGCCGCAGTTGAGGCAGAATTCCTTTTTGTCATCTCCCTCGCCCGTCACAATGGGCTTAGCAAAGTCCTTCAGGTAGTCGTCGGCCTCCGTAAGAAACTCCTGGATCTCCTGTTCAAGCACAGGGTCGTCGGGCTCAACACCGTCCTTAGGCTGCATAGTGAACATCTCTGCCCCCGTTAGTGGTACAGCTTCATGAACTGGCCACTTAGCCTGCTCTTCCTTACTCGGCCTACTCATAGACGTCGAACAGTCGATGCTGTCCATCTCCATGTAGGGTCTCAACCTGGATGGGCGACCTACGGGTCAGCAGCAGGCGACGCGGACGTTCCCATTGCATCCACAGGTACATACCCTTCGGTAGTGTGTCAATGTGGGAGTTGATGATGTCGATGGCGGCACAGACCTCTCTAAGGGCCTTCCGCTCCTTCGCGCCCCGATCGCGCATTATCTCGTCAGCATCAAATGGCGTTCCCCCAAACGCCAGATCGTCGTCTTCGAGTCCCTCGAAGGGATCCTCCCTACCTTTACCCCGTCTAAACCAACCCATCACTATTCCCCTTTCTTCAGGTTCTCTGACACCATGTGAACGATACCCATTGCCTCCAACGGATGTAGCTTCCTGTTGAAGACCATCAGGATGGCGTTATTCGTCCCTTCAGGACTAGTATCTTCCTCCCGACGTTCGTAGCACACCAATGCCAATTTCCTCTTACTCATGTTATGCCCTCCTCCGCTGCTTGAACATTGTGACATTACCGTAGGAGTGTGTGCTCCGGTATTGCTGGGCATCCAGCGTGGGCATTGCCACCAGATCATAATCGAGCGCCTGCATGAGAGCCCGAATGGAATCCATCCTGGGAAAGCGGGTCTCTTTGTACAGCCACTTGGAAATGGTATGTGGCGTAGGACCCCCGCGTGCGTGGACCTCCTTCATTGTGAGGCCGGAATTGATGAATAGGGCAACGCAGTCATCTCGTAGATCCTCCAACGACGTGATCGGATCTCGTGCCCAAGCCTTCTTCCTCTCCTTACGTCCAAACATTACATACTCCCTCGGTCAATTGCTTCCTGTAACAGGATAGCCCCTGCATGTTGCATACAATACACCCTTCCGTCCAACAAAATGCGCCCATACCTTCGGCACGATACGCGCTTCTCGACATAGGAGACATCATGCGTACAACACCGTGCGTCACTGTTAGGTAGGAGTTCTACTTTGGTGACCGGCTTATTCCCCAGGATCATTGTTGTACTCCTGAACTGACTCTAGCTGCCTCAGGCTCTCAACCGCAGTCCGACGACCGTTGATGACTATGCGGCAGCCTTCGTAGATCCCCCAAGTCGGATTGTAGTCCTCCCATTTGGAGAGGCACGACGGTCGCTCGATAAAGTAGATCCCTAGGGCGATCAGCACCCCAAAGAGGGCTGTAAAAGCCGCCGTGATGATTCCCAGAATTTTCCACGAGTCCGTATCCACCCTTATCTCCCCTCGACATAGTTCTCGTCATCAAGCTCCTCGTTCCCGGTATCATCCGGTGTGAGTACCTTGAGTTCCCGACGTTTCTGATTTGTAGCCTTCCGCTCCCTCCGATGCGAGGTGCGCGACGCTGCCAACTGCTCAAGCATGGCGTGTTGGTCCATTAGCTCCAGGTTATCGTCGGATATCTCCAATACCTCAACTACCAAAGGGGGCACATCTTCTCGTGCCGCTCTCTTTGGAGGGTTGGACATAACATTGCGCACCTGTTGATACCGAACCCCTAAATAGGGAGCGATCTCTCGAGCCAAGTACCCGATGGCTGTCAACCACCGGATCTTGGTTGAAACTATCTTCATCTCGGGCATCTTTATACGCCCTATAGGAGGTAATCCCCTCTTGTCTACTTGTACCCCCTCATCGTCCATTCCAGTTCCTCTCTTTCTGGCGCCTACCCATCTATTATATAGAATTCTTGAGGTCAAATCAAGAGTCCTCAAGGGGAGGAGCAACAAATAATTTTGGGAGTCTGTGGCTCTAGTCTTTTGCCCTGGCACCAGGCCCCACCCAGCAGCTGCACCGAGCCCCAGAGCCCGATCGGCGGTGTGCAAAGAAAGTAGGCCCCGTACGGATACGGAGCCCACCATTCTAGGCAACGTAGTAATGGAACTTCCGCCTGCCAGTAGTTTGCTCGCGGGGAGCCTGAGTCACGCGTAGGACTCCTGCGTCGTGTAGGGCCCACAAGAACTGCTTAGCTCCTGCACGTGTTATGCCAAGTTCATGAGCAATTTCGTCACCGGTAAGCCCTGGTTTCGAGCGGAGTAACGCCATGATCTCTCGGGGCGCGGCCATTACTGCATACCGGCGCAGACCGTGAGAACCTTGCGATTGAAGATTCCCAAGGACTCGTAGTATGCATCGTACACTGGAGTATCTTCCATCTCCTCCGCAGCGACATACTTGATCGTCAGGCGAAAGCCGTAGTCGTCGGTCTTCTCACGGATCTGGCGCTCGAAGCCCATTTCCCTGAGCCTCACAAGAGCCCACGCATCAGCGCATTCGGCGTACATGCCATACGCTGCCCCAATGTTATCTTCGCGCAGGGCGCCCATGAAGAAGTCATTCAGGATCGCTGCCGCTTTGGCGGTAGGCGTCTCGGAGGTAGGCTGATAGTCTCTGTTCATTGCGTTATCCTTACCAATGCATAGAGCCTCTCTCTATGCTCCTTAAGTATAGCGCATCCACTTTCGGAAATCTAGTGCCAAAATATGGGTCCTAAAGACCGATGCGCTGGACTACGCCTTCCTCGGCTGCCTCATCAATAACCGTGTTGATACAGCCCATAATCAGGGCATCGAAATTGTCTCCGTGAGGAACAGCAAAGTTCTGGATCCCCATCTGACGTGACAGCTCAAGGTATATAGACCACTGCGATGATCCGCCCCCAGAGCGTGACGTTGCCCAAAGGGCCGCCAATACCTTATGCGCCCTCTCTTCGGTCAGCATAAGCACAACGACCGGATGCTTCTGTTCAATTGTCATAGTTCTGCCTCTTCCCAACCATTCTCTGCCGTCCACTTTAATCCGGGGAGCTGGCTTTCTCGCCCGGCCGTTAAAATCTCGTCCAGTGCCTTTAGATGTTTGCACCGTTTGAACGCTGGACATCCGCATGATCCACGGTTACCAGGACCTCCAAAGGGAAAGACCTGATATGTGACCGAGGGAACATCGGCGAACTCTTCCCATTTATGACACTCGTAGATGCTCCTAGTCAACTGTTTGAACGTGTAGTAGTAGTCTAGGTGTGCCTTGACCATGTCAATGGACCTTCTTCCATACCCGGCAGACGCCGTCCTCGGGGATGTTGAAGGCCATGATCAGCTTACGGATATTGCGAGGTACATCTGGCCCATTCGGAAAGAGGAGCATCGCAACATCCCCATCTTCCGGTTCGTCCCCTTCCTCCCACTGTTTTTGCCCACCAATGGTAGCGGAGACAATCCCGTTACGGAGGATTTCGATATCGAACCGGAAGCCCGCATCAAGAATGGCTTGAGCCTTCTCGGCCAGATCGTCACCGTAACAAGGGAAGTCCATATCGACCTGACGGCCATTGGGGAGTTTATATTCCGTGAACGGAATGAGGTATTGGCGCATATGACCAATTTTAATGGTCACAACGTGTCGGCGATCGGATAGTTCGTTCAGGGTCAGTTCGGATCTCAATTCGGTCATGTTCATGCTCCTCTCTTCGCAATACCCCATTATACCACACAAAGATGGGCAAATCTAGTGCCAAAATGATGGTCCACTAAACACACACCTACACCTCGCTGCCCTATGTCTCAGTCAAATATAATAGACCCAAAGATTCCCTCTTGCTATCCCCACAAGACTTCTATATAATAGTGGGATAGCGTCAACACAAGAGGGACAGCGATGCCAACACCCTGGGAATTAGTCGATCAAGGCGCCACGATGGAAGACATGTGGAAGGGGTTTGCTATGATCTCCATCCCCATTCTAAAGGCCGGCGACATTCAGTACGACGAGATGAAGAAGGCGTTCTACTCAGGCGCGCTGTGTCTCTTCAACTGGATCATGGTGCAAATGGATCCCCAAGCAGAAGTCACCGCAGGAGACATCAACAAGGTCACCGTGATCGACGCTGAGATCCGGGCTTTCTTCGACTCTCTCCCTCAACAACCTGAATTCGACAGGACACACTGATGGTACGACAGACCTCTGAGCCCGATGGCCGGGAAGAAGAAATGCGGGAAGACCAGGATGATGTAGCCCTAGAAAACCTTCTGCGGTCTACTCTGTTCACACCGGAGGGGCTGCGCAATGGGCTAGCAGGCATTCTAGAGAGGGGTCACAGGTTTGTCGGCTCTCCTAGCATCCCCACTTTGGACGAAGACGCATTCAACCGAGCAAAGAAGATGGCTACTGCCATGGTGGACGCCCTCTTGGCCAACGACGATAAGTACAGTTCACAAACAGTGTTCCAGGCAATCTCGTCCGTGATCGCTGCAGTATGCTTCGCGTCACTAGACCCCAGGCAGTTAAAGGTGTTCGCTGGTCAACTTCAGGGTACCGCGGAGGGGATGCTAATGATGGCTCTCGTCCAAACCGTACAGAAGACCATGGATACCCTCATGGACCCCAACCCAAAACCCAAACCCAGAGTCAACTAGGATAAAAGGAACATAGCATGGCCAGTAAGAACCTAACCAACGTCCAGAAGAAGATTCAACGGGCGATTGACAACGCCACCTCAACTACCCTTGCCTACTCAGCTCCCGAAGTTCCCCCTCTGGAGAACCTCACTGTCCAGGGGATGGTGGAAGAACTCGGTTATATCAACGAGGCGCGCAAGGCCATCGAGAAGACGGAGAAGACCATCAAGGAGAGGCTCAAGAGCCGGCTCAATGGGCAAACGGAAGTGCGCTCCGACAACTTCCAGATGAAGCTGGAAAACCGTGGGCGTACGGCACTTGATCAGACCCGTGCGAAAGAGTACCTTGACTCTCAGGGCATTCTCCCCGAGTACATGGTCACCACTGAAGTTCCAACCATGACCATTAAGGCGCTCGGGTAATGAAGAGGAAGAACAAGATGAAGTACGACGACTATAAAGACATGGAGGAGTACTACCCGACCTGCGCTCTCCTATGCGTGATCGGGGTTCTCGTAGTCATAGGAGCAATCGTGTACGAAGCATTCATAGGATTTTGACATGGACAACAATCGGGACAAAGGAGCAACTCTTGGCGTTGGCGACGAGGACGACAACCTCTTTGTCCACGGCTCTGTTACGGCTATTCAACGTGTCCAAGGGTATATCGCCAAGGCCGAGGCTCTTGACAGGTTCCTAGCCTGGCTCGAGAAGGATCAGGAGGTCCAGGACATCTTCTGGGACGCTATTTCCAGCTCATTCGACGTCGACTGGAATGCCACTACTGGTGGGCGGGTCTGTAAAGAGGCCCTCCTCAAGGAGCTCCGTGAACTGCAGGTGATCCCCGATGAAGAAGCCAAAGAAGACGACAACGTACCGAACATGTCCGGAGTGCGGTAGCCGTGGAACCAAAATCTGGAACCTCAACACCGGCAAGTACAGATGCCAAGCCTGCGGACATACTTACGCTTTCGGAGTCCCCGCAGCCATTGCGTTCCTGCGCTGACACACTAGCCGGACTCACGTGTGACGTCTGTCAACGCAAGCCAGTCATTGGGGTTGCTTCGAGCAGTCTAGGCCCTATCTCCCTAGCGTACTGTCGAGAATGTGCCAACAAGCCTGCTGAGCCGCTGTGGCTATTCGAGTTCACCTATGAACAGTGCGGTACCGAAGTACGGGAGGACATCAAGTCCATGTTCGCATGGATGGGTGATGAGTACATTTCGTGGGACGAGTTCGTCAAGACCAAAACAGAATAAGGCGACCAAAAGATTCCCTATTGATTGCCCATCAACTATTCTATATAATGGACACAGATATGACAGAGAGCGAGGACGTTATAATGCAAGCCTCTTCCAATGCCGCATCCGTCGACGAAATCGACGACGGCGTTTACAGGGAGCTCCAGTTGCTGCGGGAACGGATCCTGCACTCGCTCGAAATCTTTCCCTTCCTCTCCAGCTCAATGATTCATATGAGCATCGGCACCTCTACTCCTAGAGGGCTGTGGAAACCTGTCCTAGAGCGCCTAGTCGAAGATGGCGTAGTCCTTGTGACTGAAATCTTCGCCACAACCCCAAACAACCGCACACAGACCTATACAATCTTCCATTTAGCATCGCGCACATACCAACCCGCCAACGAGCAAATCCGCATTAGAGCCCCGGCTAACAACCACAATTCTGACGACGAATAAGCGCGGACGCAATAGACGCGTCAAGCGTCTAGCCTGGGGAATTGCTGACCTATGTCTGTTGTGGACATTTACTCTGCTGAGGTTAAAGCCGATCTGGCCGGTTCGGGGGTAGAGCCAGGGCAAATGAGAGTACGACCCCTCGGACCCAACGAGAGGTACGCCACAAATACTCCAGCCCAAGTCGAAGGCTTCGTAATACCGTACTTCGACATGCGAGGCCGTCCATTACCATTCTATCGGGTCAAGCTTTATAACGTAGAGCCTAAATACAAACAGCTCATCAACCAACCAAACCATATCTACTACCCACCTGGTTTCTTCGAGCTGGTCACAGACCCTAAGTGCCCATATATCATGCTGACCGAAGGCGAAAAGAAGGCTGCCTGTGCAGTCTCTCGTGGTATAGCCTGTGTGGGTGTAGGTGGGGTCGATTCGTGGCGCAACCGCACTATATTCATTCCCAAAGGGTCAAATCTCGTCCAAGGGAACCGCAACTCCGTCGTCGCCAAACTGCCGTCGGGTACCGAGGCCGTCGAACGACTGGATTCCCTTGCAGTCGGTATGCAGGACCTCATTGAACTCTGTATCCACCGCAAGATCCCCCTAATCATCTGCTACGACGGAGATGAGAAGGGTCGCATCAAGCAAGATGTCCAGTCTGCCGCTGCAGCTCTAGGGTTCGAACTTCGATTCCGTGGAATGAAGGCCGTTCAGGTTAAACAACTGATCCTGAAACCGAACCCCTCTTTCACAGGGGACAAGATCGGTCTAGACGACTTTCTTACCCACCCGAAGATGGGAATGGAAGCGTTCGAAACCCAAATGGGCGCCCTCCTAGCCAAACGAGCCGCTTTCCCGCGCCATCCCAACCCCAAGGCATTCATCAACAAGAGACTACAGCGGACGCGCATGCCCAGAAATGAACTGCATGCCCTGTCGATGTCGGTACTCTGCGACCTGGATTCCAATGGCGCCCGCCTTCGTTGTCCAGACGATGACCGCCTGTACTACTTCCACACCCCATCACACGAACTCATCCCGGTCGGCTTTAACCTGCACAGAGGGTTCGCCAATACGGCCTTCGGTGTCCATCTCTATAGGGCCTACAATTTGGGTGGCGGCGATCACCGTCTTATGGAATGCCTAGAGACGATGTTCACTGGCGAAGAACCAATTACCTCGGTAGATCCGGAGCGTGTGCTGACAGTCCGCAAGGATGACATCTATTACCAGATGTCCGGCGGTAGGATGTTACGCATCAATAGACATGGCGTCACCGTTCTCGATAATGGTACGGAGGACATCCTTTTTGAGGCGGGTACAGTAGAAGACCTCGACGAGAGCGTGCTCACCCAGAAAATCGACGCCCTAATGAAGCAACCAACTATCCAGCCATATTGGTACGAGACCCTTAAAGAGTCCCGTGTCACCGCGGACAATGAGAACGACTACGAAAGGAAGGCATTAGCATTACTCTACTCGATCAGTCCTTGGTTCTACAGGTGGCGGGGAACGCAGTTGCCCATTGAGATGATGATTGCCGAGCCGGGAGCAGGTAAGTCTACTATGTTTACCCTGCGGCTCGATATCCTCACTGGCCAACCGCGTCTCCGTAATGCACCACGTGATCTGCGCGATTGGACTGCGTCCGTCGCGTCAACAGGAGGCCTCCATGTTACGGACAACGTGAACCTATCCAATTCACAACTGCGTCAGGAGTTATCCGATGAAATATGTCGAGTCATCACAGAACCCAACCCCACAATCGAAGCCCGGAAACTGTACACCGATAACGAACTCATCCAGGTTCCTGTCAAGACAGTATTCGCTCTTACCGCTGTTCGACAGCCTTTCAACAATCCCGACATCTTGCAGCGGGCAATCATCACCTACCTTGACAAAGGAGACGACAAGGTTACCTACGAGGCAGACTGGGAAGCCAGGCAGCTAAGAAGGTTCGGAGGGCGTGAAGGGTGGGTCGCATACCACGCAGTTGTGGCTCACCGCGTTCTTAAACTCGTCCATGAAAAGTGGGACCCGAGTTTTCAGGCCAAGTTTCGTCTTATCAATGTGGAACAGCTTCTAGGGTTAGTAGCCGAAGTGTACGGTTGGGAATCCGACTGGATTGCGGAGCATCTGGAAAGTGTGCGCGACAAGAGCGTTGCCACGTCAGACTGGGCCCTCGAAGGTCTGGTCGCCTATGCCAATGAGCAACGGGGCCAGGGGGTCAATAATAACAAGCGGGCATACTTCTCTGCGGCGCAAGTTACGGACTGGGTGATGATGGAAGAGGACTTCAATAAGTGTCAGATCCTTATCGCGCCCCGTCAATTAGGGAAGTACATCGCTCAGCACAAGAATCTGGTGAGTCGCATCGCAGGTATATCACCTCTCCCAGAAACAGTGGGCAATCGGGTAGTCTATTATATTCACGATCCCCTGGCTCCCAGTGCCCAAAATTAGGGACCAAAATGCTACCCAAAGATTTTTATGGGTGACCATAAGATACCCTCTTGCTTTGACCACTGGAAACCCTTATAATGAGAGAGTAAGCACACCAACCTCAGGAAGAGGTGGGCGTATTTGCAATCCCGCCCAGAAGGGCATCATAAGGAGGCCACAATGGCGAAACAAGAACCAGCGGTCGAGGCTCCCGAAGAGCAGCCAGCCGCGGAAGCAGCTGATAAGCGCGCAATCGTCCTACCAAACGGCGAGCGTCGTGCCGACTACATCCGTCGGCGTTGGAAAGAGGGCGCGAGCCGCTCGGAGATTACTGCCGAGCTGAATACGAAGGAACTTTACAGCGGCAAGCCCGGTGGCAAGATTCCTTACCAGATTGTGTTCCAGGCTACCAAGGGTCAACCTGGTGGTCCGGCGCCCAAGACCGAGGAACCGGCTTCTGAAGAGCAGCCGGCCGAGGAACCTGCCGAGTAATCGGTAACCGTTGATCCTGGTGGGGGGCAACCCTCACTGGGATTGACACCACATCCTGAAAAGGGGGGGAATATGAACAAAAGTGTATTCATTGCACTGCTTCTCTGCAGTGCGACGCCTGTGTTCGCTCAGGACACAAACGTCAACGTCAACGATCTCGCCAGCCAAAGCGCCTCTGACGCCAACGCCAACTCGGGTTCAGTCTCGGGCGCGAGCTCTGACAACCAGAACGCCAACATCCAACAGGGTAACATCGGCGTTTCGGAGAACACCAACACCTCGGAGAGCGTCTCAGGCGCCATCTCGGGTTCCAACTCTGAGTCCGTATCGGGATCCACTTCCGATCAAGCTCAGGGCCAAGCTCAGGATCAAGGCCAAGCTCAAGATCAGGGTCAGTCCCAGGGTCAAGAGCAGAACCTCGACTCCAATCAGGCGAACCAGCAGGGTGTGACGGTCAATCAGACCTGGAACACCAAGAATCGCCGGCAGACGGAAGTCCGCACTAACAACGCGGTTCCGCTGGCAGCGAGCAGCAGCTTCTCGTCCGATTACTGTGGTGGTACAGTATCGGGTGGTGCTTCCGCGGCTCCGCTTGGTATCTCGATCGGTGCCTCGACTAATAAGTTCGACAAGTCCTGCCAAAGCCTGCGTCGCGCTGAGAAGTTCGGCATGGCTGCGGTCAATGCTAGCAACATGGGACAGCTTGAGCTGAGTGGACGCCTTATGTCCATGATGATCTGGTCCATCTGTACCTCCGATTCCGGTGGTACTGAGGGTAGTCACGACACAGCTCAGGCTTGTGACAAGCTTCTGCTGCTAGGTGCAGGTTCGAGTTCGTCAGTTGCATCGGCGCAGCCAGCTCCTGGAATTACGCCACAACCACGGGTTGCAGCGAAGGGCAAGGTTACGCCTGAAGCATCCTATCGTGCCTTGGCACAGAACACGTCTGGATCAACTCCGATTCAGGCGGCACAAGTTACGGCTGCAAAAACCCCACGGCCGTAACACCCGATGCAAGGGAAGGCTTGAAGGGGAAGCCTGTCCACACCTTGCATCACCCGGAGAGGCGGCTTCCGCGCTGTAGGTCGCCTCTCCTTTCTACTCTACCACGGCGTACCAGATTCGAATAGGGGGGGAGCCGGGCGACCCTATCTAGCATAGTCCGGCTATTGCAATAAGGAGAATACCATGAAGAAACTGTTCCTTCTCGCCGGTGCCGCTCTCGCATTCGTTGCGACGCCGGCGATGGCTGTCGACTTCGGCATCGCGTTGGGTCAGGGCTCATCGAGCTCGACCTCACTCGCAGTTGCCGGTAGCCAGGGTTCGTCTGCCAGCCTGATCGCCGGCGCGACGACTCAGACCAGCCAGAGCCTTGCGGCTTCGGGTGGTTCGGCTGTGTCGATCATGGACGGCAATGATCAGTCCTCGACGTCGGTCCATCAGTCCGAGACGCTCCAGACGGGTTCGTCTGCTTCTCTCGGCCTCGCTGGCTCGCAGAATAGCAACTTCGCCTTTGGCGCTGGTGGCTCGTCTGCGCAGAACAGCCTCGTCGGCGTCTGGCTCTTCGTCCAGCCGTAAGTCTTCGGACTTACGAGGTTCCTAGGGTTCACTCCCCCCAGGAGCCGAAAAGGAGAGAGTCGCGTCAAACCGGCTCTCTCCCCAGTTTCAAGGGCTAAGCTTAGCGGGAAACACTCCCCAGTCCGTACCGCGAAGCTCTCGGTGGAGGTTTGATCCTCTCTTTTCTCCACCAGCGACCCCACCACCAACGGATTGCCCTCCGGGTGGGGTCGCACTTTTCAAAGGACAAGGGAGACGTGCCGTGTATATGGAAGACTACCAGACCTGGCTAAACTCTAAAGGCCAGAACCTCGTTGTGGACGGGCACTGCGGGCAGACTACTCGTGAAGCTACCGAAGCGGTCTTCACCAACCTGAACGCTAAAGCGGTTACCGACGAACAGATGCATACGCTCGCAGACTACATGGAGGTCAGCTACAACCAGCTGACGGCTGTGTCCAACGTAGAATCAGCGGGTGCAGGCTACGACAAGTATGGTCGGCCGAAAATCCTGTACGAGCGGCACAAGTTCTCTGACTTCACCTACGGAATGTTCGACATCGAATCCTGGTCGAATCCTGATCCGGGTGGCTACAACGAGGACTCGTGGGACAAGCTGGAATACGCCATCGGCGCAGACCTTAGATCGGCTTTTAAGTCCTGCTCCTGGGGCAAGTTCCAAGTCATGGGGTTCTGGTTCCCCAACATGGAGTTCTGCTCCGCACTCGAGTTAGCCTACAGCACGGTTATCTCGGAGTTCCACCAGTACAAACTATTCGTCGAATACATCAGGATGAACCACCTGACGGACGAGCTCCAAATGGTATCAACCGATCCTGATGACTGCCGCCCCTTCGCTAAGGGGTATAACGGACCTGCATACGAGGATGGCAACTACCACGTGAAGATTGCCGACGAGATGAAGCGTCTGGAAGCCGGCGGTTAGTCACATGAACGCTTCGGACGAGAATAGGGTAGACGTTCTCGTCCCAGAGGAGATGTTCTGGAGAGTCCTCTCGGCGATGACTAAGAAGTCTGTTGCCGACCTTAAAACAGAAGCCCTCCATCGTACCATTGTGGCGATTGACCCCGGTGAAACTACGGGCATAGCCGTCTGGAACACCAGTTCCTATGGTAAGATGCAGATCAAGCTGTTCCAAGTGGAGACCAAAGATGTTGGTTCTGGTTTCGATACCCTACTAGGGGGTATCAAGACCATCGCTCCAGATCACATCCGCTGCGAGGAATACCGCGTCTATAACTGGATGGCCGACTCCCACTCCTGGTCAGTACTCCATACGCCACAGCTCATTGGCGCGGTCAAGGTGCTTGCCCATATGCTCAACATCCCCCTTAGTTTCAAGCTCGCCCAACAGCCGAAGGCGGTTTTTAACGACTCCAACCTAAAGATGATGGGGGTCTACTCTCCGGGCCTCAAGCATGCCCGCGACGCCGAGCGTCACCTACTGTACCACATGGCCTTCCCAGAAAAGACAGACTAACCCAAACACATCCATAAATATAGGCGACCATCAGATTTTCGTTGCTATGATTTAACGTTTGAGCTATTATAATCATCTAAACATTTATTCGTTTAGCACGTGTCACGTGTCATAGCAATGGAGAATAGTCAATGGTTACGTTCACTGCAGTAGATCCCGCCACTCTCGAGACCAATAGGCTCGGAAGACGAGGGCGCGTCAGTTACCCTCTCATCAAGTCGTTCCTGGAGGCCAACATCAAGCTGGCCAAGCTGGATCTGGATGGACTCGACAAGAATCCCCAGTATCTACGCTCAGTGCTCACGTCGTACATCAAGAACCACGATCTCCCGATCAAGCTGTTCTCGGTGCAGGGCGATATGCATCTGATGCGTCTGGACATCGACAACGACGGCAAAGCTATCCCGGATTGGAAGAGCACCCAAACCACCGAAGGCGCAGCCGGCCACCTGGAACATCTCGAACCGAAGCCGATCGATGACTCGGAGGTCGAAGAGCGTTTCGTCCAGGAAAAGGATAAGTCAACCAAGTAAGGAGGTTCCATGGCTCGCCTACTCGTCATTTGTGCCAAACGGTACAACGGACATGAACTCTGGACCCTCTTGGGGGTCCTCAAGCAAAGGGGCCATACCTTCGAGGTGGTATCTCAAGCCACCCTAATCCGCGACGAGCTCACATTACGGCCGAACACCATCGACCGTACCGTCTACGAAGTCCATCCAGACAAGACGGGTGAGTTCGACGCGGTAGTAGTTGTCTCTGGGAACATGCAGGACACAGAGGCCTACTGGACCGATAAGCACGTGGAGGCCCTCTTGCACGAGTTCCGGGGTGCAGGAAAAGTGGTTGGGGCTATATGTTGTTCCGTTCCTACTCTCGCCCCGGTCGCAAAAGGCGTCCACGTGTCCTATTTCCCCTTGGTCCGATCAAAGCAACGGCTACGTAACTACGGGGCCATTCTGGAGCCCGTCTCCCTCACGGTCGATGTGGAAGCCCGTATGGCTACAGCGGAGAACCAGATGATATCCCAGATGTGGGCAGAGGAGCTCTCTAACCTCCTCGAAGACCTGCCTCCAAAGTATCACCTGCAGCCTTCCGGGTTCGTACCTAAAGGGAGCCCTCGAATTCTGCAGGCGAGATCCACGAGATGATTGCGAGTGCACGCACGGCACAGGGACTAGAGGTGATTCCTAACGAGCGACCGCAAAGGAAGGACCCACAAAAACTTTAGGGGCGACCAGAGGAAGGACTCTTGCTTTTAGCCCCGAAATTGTGTATAATAGAAGATCAGCAGGGAGATTGAGCGGTGCAGCCTGAGGAGTGGAATTCGGAGAAGTATCCAGTGCTAGCTGGTTATCCTCCTAGAGACGTCCAGGAGCATTGTGTACGACATGAAGGTTGGCAAGCGTGTAGGCGTTCGATGAAGGGTGTTCCAACGAAGGACAAGTTGTTCATACTGGAGTGCTGGTGGGATCGTCATCAGAACACGCCTTATGCGACGGAAGTACAGGTAGGGAATTATCTAGGTGCGCTACGCCGCGGAGGACAGTTAGACGAACATAACCGAATCAGGAAGTACATCTGATGCCCCAAGTCAAACGTCGGGGTAAGGATAGGGTCAAGTATAAATTGATGACCCGACGGAGAAAGAGCCGCGTTCGTTCGGGGAAGCAATTCGGCGACCTTGAGGTTATGCGGCGTGTGGCTACTCGAAGTGGATCAAGCGGAGGACAAAAATGGCTAGTCCGTTGTTCCTGTGGCGTCCAGTTCACTGTGCCGCAATTCTATTTGGTACGGAGAGAGTTCCCGAAGACCCACTGCGGGTGTAAGAAGCGTGTGGGGAATGCGCATACGCGCGAACGCGGCATCTTTTACATGATGCATAGGAGGTGTTATGTTTCGACCCACGTGGCGTACTCCCATTACGGTGGGGCAACTCCGCCAATCGGGGTTTGTGACGCCTGGAACAAGGATATTGTCGGCAACGAATCGGCGTGGGGGAGTTTTATTAAGGATATGGGACCCGCACCGACGAGAAAGCACACCCTCGATCGTATTAACCCATATAAAGGGTACGGATGGTTTCCGGATGCGAGTGGTGCCCCACGGCTTAATTGCAGGTGGGCCACGGCTAAGGAACAAGCTAATAACCTACGTCGACATTGGGCTACTCCGACAGAGGTTGAAGCAGTCATTAAGCTCGAGGAGTTCTCGGACGTCGACACCGGCGACGAAGAGGAAGAAGAAGCGGACGCCACCGAAAACGAAACTGCAACCCAATGAGGCCACAGACTAAGGAGATATACAGTGATCCTTCTACTTTTAGCCGCTCAGTTGGGCTCATACACTAGTGGGGGCTTGGTTTCAGGGTGCCATGCTCCAAATGGCGAATCCATTCGATGCATTGACATCTACACGCATCGTACTACTCATATCCGTCTGAACGGTATCGAAGCCCCAACGCACTACTGCAACCAGAACCGGTGGTCTTATACCAGGTGCGGTCGCAGGGCAGTTGAGAACTCCCAGCGTTCCCTCAATCGGTATGTCCATGGGCAGACGCTCCACTACACCCCCCTTTCGCGCGAGAACATGCGCGAGGTGATCGCTAAGGTCATTTCCAATGGACGGGATCTTTCATGCACACAGGTGACGAACGGATCGGCCGAATACTCTCGCGTACGGGATATCGGGAAAGACCTGTATCGTACCTGTTCATATGTACGCCGCAACTACCGATGGAATGGAGAACGTGCCCATGACCGACGAGACGACCGACGAGATGAACGGCGAGACGACCGCCGGGATGAACACTACGACGACAACGGCCCCCGCTAAATACAGTGCCGATTGGATAAAAGAACAGACCGTCGGCAAACGTCGGCTCGAGGTCCGTGGCTGTAGCATCTGCTGCTATCCATTGGCATACCTATTTATCGGAGGCGCGGTCTACTTCGATCCAGGCTGCCATTGTTCACGTATGGGGCCAGCCAACTACGAGCTCCGGGATTATCAGGCAATAGCCGATTGGCTCGCTATGCAGAAGGACGACGCCACACGGGATAAAATTCTAGAACGGGTCGAGTAGGCGCCACAGTTGACCCAAAGAAAGTCCCTAGATTGACCAATGGGCAATGCTATATAATATAGGGACAAGCAAAGAGGGGAGAATGCATGGTATTCCGGGTAATGTTGGCTGACAATAAGCCATACAATGAGGGTGCTGTCATCAAGCACCTGGAAGAACAAGACTACCTCATCATGCAGCCCAAAATTGATGGGATGCGTGCGGCTATCGATGAAGAAGCCAAGGCCCGAACTCGCTCAGGAAAGCTGCACAGAAACAGGTTCCTACAGAAGTGGGCTATGCAACACCCGTCTTTGCGCGGACTAGATGGGGAGGTAGTTTCTGGACACCAGATGCATGCTAATGTCTTTAGGGACTGCATGTCAGGCATCCGTAGCGAAGAAGGCTCACCCGAATTCACCTTCTACGCGTTCGACTACTTCCTGTATAACATTGCCCAAGCGGAATATGCCATACGGCGTGAGTGCCTCGCGGCCATCATCGAGAACATCGGAGGTGAGCAGATTGGGGACGAATATCACGCCAAGCTTATCCTCTGCCCTCAGCGCATCGTGCGCAGCCTAGAAGAGATCGCCGACTACGAACAGGAGCTATTGACTGCGGGATGGGAAGGAGCAATGCTACGGCATCCTTTCAAACCGTACAAGTTTAACCGTTCTACGTGGCTCGGTGGGGAGCTGATGAAGCTGAAGAGGTTCGAGGACGATGAGGCTGAGATTACCGGAACCTTCGCAAGGGAACGAAACGACAACGCCCCAATCGTGGACGTCAGAGGCTATACTACCCGTAGCGCTCACCAGGACAACAAGGTGGCGCTCGAGATGCTCGGGGGTGTCAATTGCAGACTACTTCGAGATCCCTCCATTACCTTCGACATCGGAGTATTTAGGGGATGGAATCACAGTGATCTCATTGCCCTCTGGAAGATTCGGGAAGAGCTTCCTGGCAGAATCCTTAAGTTCAAGCATCAGGGCTATGGAGGTGGGTATGATAAACCTAGGACTCCAGTCGGCCTTGGTTGGAGAGACCCTTTCGACCTTTAACGGACAACTACTCGAACTGAAGACACACCAAAGGAGACTACGTCATGGGAATAGGTAGTGCAAAAGTTCCGGAGCCAGAACTCACGTCTTGGCTGGAAGAAATGATCAACGCAGGGGATAGGACTCTCATCTCCATCGCGCCCTGGAATCTAATGGCCATCAGCGATGGGCAGGAGCAGTCTGAATACAGGGTGCAGTCCTATCTGGTTGTCTACAGCTTCAAGCAGTAGCGCCATGGATCTAGGAGAGGACAATCACAGGTGCGTAAATGCCTGCTGTGACATAAGGACGTCCTGTGCACGAGCGAATGATGAAGATTACAGCGGACACGACCGCCTCTTTAATGGAGGGGATGGAGATGGCCAGAACTGTGGGCACTTCGTGGTGCGGAAAGCCTTGGGCAGAGGGAACCCCGATACGGTGTTCGATCGTCGTCGGGGAAAACACGGGCGCATTCATAATGCACACGCAGGAGTGCGTACAAGCTATAGTGGCTCGGAGGCTCTATTCGGCTGCGTTCTTGGCACATTGCGACCCAAGTATCCGGGTGGCTCTAGGCCTTCCAGACCCAGTCCAATGACTAAACGTCACATCCGTGACGGTGTGGATATCAACGAAGGAGAAGACCAGTGAGTCATGTAAAGCGTTTCAAGGAGCCCCTTACCGCCATCCAGAGCAACCACCCAGCTACGGCGCGGGTGCTGGTCGAGGTACGGGTGAATGGCGAGTTCCTGATCACCAGTACGCTAGGGGAGCCTGAGACTGTCGACCTTTTGGATAAGGCAATGGAGGCAATCGATGGCCAACGACTGCCCCCAGAAGGGAAGTAGTTTCAGTGACCTTCGGAGGCTAAGATACCAATGGTGGTGTCTCCGCGAGAGGAAGAAAATTCCGGACCAACTTTGGCTGGCCTTAGAACCCTTTATGACGTTCATGGCCCGACATCACCGGAGGATGCCTCACATCTCGTGGAGACACCGCTTGTTCATCCTATGGAATGGATACCTACCAGATGACTTCTGATTCCACACCCAATCTAGACCCAGACTCCCCGACCCTTCTAGCGGAGCTGGAGAAGTGGTTGAAGGACAACAAGATAGCAGGGTCAGCCCTCGGTAAGTACCTATGTCAAGATGCTAGCCTACTTTCAAGGTGGCGACGATCCGGAAGCAATGGTGTCGCCCCGAACAAACGTGTACAGGTAATAGTATTCATCCGGGACCACCCTAAAGGTCACCGGGACCTAAAGAAAACTGTTCGGCGAATTCGGCCGAGCCACAGCTACTCCCCAGGGTCTCACAGCCGTGTAGATGAAGTAAAACCCTCTCAAACATATCCTGTTCCTAGTATAAGCCATCTCGAGGTGAGAGCCGACGTAGAATGGGTTAGGCTCCAAGCCATGCATCGTGGAGTCCCAATTGTTCGGGTCCTCGCAGAGATGGTGCAGATAGGAATAGCGATTGCCAAGGAGCATGAACATGCCACTGAAACGCCCACCAACCCCTCGCCTCAGAGTACAGGCCAAGGAACGGGCCAAAGGCCGTACCGTGAGCCTAGTCCCCGAGGTGTGGCTCGCCAATAACCTCGGCAAGCTGATAGGAGGCCTCGGCATTCTCATCATTGTCATCACCTCCTTAATGATCGGTCCCAACGTATGAACGCCGAGGAAGATTTCAAGGCCATAGTAATCGCCGACTCCATCTCGCCATACGGCATCCGAATGGTCACGTTCCAGCTTCACTACCCGAGGTTCATCCACGCGGAGTTTATGACCCACCGAGTGTTCAGTCGCAATGCTCGCTCATCAAGGGCAGTACCGGTCAAGAAGCTTCTGAAGGAGAAGCCGTACCTACCTAAGTTCATGAAGAATCAGCCTGGCATGCAGTCCTTCGAAGAATTGGACCCCCGCGAACAAATTAGTGCCCGGGATGAGTGGAACGAAGCAGCGTGGTTCTGCCAGGCTACAGCAGGGGAACTCAACACCCTTGGGGTACACAAGCAGTGGGCGAACCGGATGCTTGAGTGGTTCGGCTTTATTGACGTGGTTGTCTCGAGTACCGACTGGGCTAACTTCTTCAACCTCCGTGATCACCCAGCTGCGATGCCCGAGATCCAACTCCTGGCCCAAGCCATGCGGGACGCAATGGACAGAAGCGTCCCCATACTCCGCTCGGATACTTGGCACCTTCCATATATCACCGAAGAAGACCGGGAATCTCACGAAAGCGGTGACCTTCTGCTGGCATCTACAGCACGTTGTGCACGGGTCTCCTACGCGCCCTTTGACGCAGAGCATCCTGACTTTGGTAAAGACCTTGAACTTGCCCATAAGCTCATTGGCTCTGACCCACTTCACGCAAGCCCCGCTGAACACCAAGCCTTTCCCGACTCCATCAAAGAGGACGCATGGGTTGATCTAGCTTTGCACGGAAACCTATACGGATGGGTTCAGTTCCGCAAAACCCTCGTCGGTGAGCAGGTGGCCGATAGAGGGAGAACAATTAAGCAATGCCTAGACTACTACGAAAGGTACAGAAATGCCGAAGAACAAAGACAAGGCGAAGCCGAAGACCCTAGCGCCCTCAAAGGACCCGAAGACAAGCACGGAAACCTCCAAGGCTGGGATTCGCGTCTATAGAGGCAGAGAGCGTCATGCTCCTCCGAACATGGAGCGTTTCTATGCTAAAACGTGGGGCATGCACATGGCTGTCTCTGGACAGGCAGAGCGTAATCTCCTTCGGCGTCAACGCCAAAACTTCTCAGGCACTAGTCGGTGACCCAAATGCCAATGCCGAAGCTGGACCGTAGTCACTCCTTCCCCGCCAACAACGATGACGAGGTCTTGGTAGAAGAGTTAGGGCTGCACCAGCCCATGCTCGAACGGGGTGTTACCCTGAAGAACCCACAGCTGCTGGCGGTCCAGTTCGGCAAACAATCTCCCCGCTTTATCCTCTCCTTCGATAAGGGGATGGGCAAGACACTTACGTACCTCAGGATCGCCGAAGAATCAGGGGTAGAACAGATCCTCCTGCTGTGCACCCGTGGTGCAATGCTTCGGCAGTTCGAAGAGGTCAAGAAGTACTTTCCCCAATGGCTGGACCAGATAGTGTTCATCCGTGGGAGCGCAACTCAGAGGGCCAAAGCCTGGCATACGAAAGGTAAAATCTATGTCTGCACATACGCAACCTTCTTGGCCGACATGGGCAAACGTAAAATGCCTCGTGAGGGAGTCTCTTCTCGTATCGCCCCTGACTGGTGTAATTCACCCGAGCTGGTCATTGCCGACGAGTACCACCGCGTCATGCGTAACCGAAGCCAACAACGGAAGAAGAATGCTACCCTTGATCTGCTTAAGCAGACCGCCAAAAAGAGACTAATTCTCAGTTCAGGTAGCGCAGCCAACAAAGGGCCCCATTCAATGTGGGCCGCCCTGAACCTGATTGAGCCCCGTTTGTTCTCCTCGTACTGGAAGTATGTGGGGACCTATTGTGTGGTGGACGATACTCCGTTCGGGAAGCAGATCATAGGGGTCAAGAACGTAGAAGGGTGGCGCAACTTTATCGCCCCTTACGTGTTCCATAGGAAGAAGGACCTTAAAGACTATCCTCCAAAGACTCGTCAGGCGCTCCCCGTCCAGATGGAAGGGTGGCAACAGAAGATCCACGATGACCTAAAGAAGAAGCTGATCACCATCCTACCTAACGACGCTATATACTTTGCGCCTAACACCCTTGCAGCCCTGACAAGAATTCGGCAGATGATGATCTGTCCCAAGTTTCTCGACCCCAGCCTAGACTACGGGGCTGGTCTCCAGGGAATATGGGACGATGTGGAGGACTCCGAGCTGACCCACTGGGTTATCTCGACCCCATATGTTGGTCCAATGCCCTACATCGCAGAGTTCTTCGCCTCCAAGGGGTTCGATACCGAATTCCTGAGGGGCGGCATGGATATGGACCAAATGGCCCTTGCTATACGGAGGTGGACCGAAAAAGGTGGTCCTATGGTCCAGTCGATAGAATTTGCAGAGTCCTACGAGCTACCAGCCGCCAACGTGATGTACATGCTAGGATACAGTCATGACCCAGAGCGAAACTCCCAAGCAGAGGACCGAATCCATCGTGACCTCCGTGTTACTCCACATCCTGTTGATATTTACTACGTCAAACACCTTGGCGCTGTGGACGAACTCATCATTGACACAATGTCCATGCACGCCGACAACGTGCATGCCCTTCTCAACGCCCCGATCCACCGCGTCCTAAACCTGTAGGCCCACTTTATTTTATGGTCTACCAAAAGATTCCTCTTGATTGACCAGTCGAAATGTGCTATAATAATGGAACAAGCACAGCATCAACAACTCCGCATTAAGCAAAGAGCCTAACCGCATGAACGTTTTGAACCTTGCAACGCTGAAGGATGGGCGCAAAGCCATTATCATCCGGACAAGCGACCGCATCACGTTCAAGCAGTGTCGTCGGAAGTGGGCTTGGAGTTCTCACCTTAAAGGGAACTATGGATCAACCTCGCTGGCGGGCCCATTATGGTTCGGCTCTGGGGTTCACTACGGTCTTGAAGACTATCACGGGTATAACTATTTTGGGTCCGCTGCAGATGCGTTCCGGGCATATTGCATAGCTACCAGTAAACAGTACCAACGGGATCTTCCTCCAGATGCACAAGAACTCTTCAAGCTTGGAACAGCCCTCCTCGACTACTACTGTAATGTCTGGCTCGCCCATCCGGGACGTCCCCTCAATCCTACCTTTTACTATCCTGATGCAGATACTGGAGAAAGCCGACCGCAAGTCGAGGTCAACTTCGAAATCCAAGTACCATTGGAGTCGTGTCCTCGCTTGGCAGCTTTGGCAGAGGCGCAAGGTGCTGATTGTGTTCTCTACCGTGGAACAATTGACCGTATGGGTGAGGACCGTGATGGTAACCTATGGGTCTATGAATACAAGACAGCGAAGCGGGCTGAGCATATGCATTACGAAACCGACCCGCAGGTTACTGTTTACCAATGGGCCGCCCAACATATCTATGGACGACCTATTGCTGGAGTTGTCTATCTTCAGCTCGTCAAGAATGAGCCTAAGGTGCCGACTCCACTGTCGACAGGCAAAATCTCAACGGCGTCAAACCTTGTCACATCCGCTCCTCTATATCGACGAGGCCTTGAGCTTATGTACGGAAGCGCATCCAACGCTCCCGAGCCTAATCAAAAATTCCTGACCGATCTCCAGCTCAAGGAAAACGAGAACAAGGATCGGTTCATCATCCGGGAATATATCACTCGGAACGAGACCCAGTTGCATATGGAGTCGCAGAAGATCCTCCTCGAACTGGAAGACATGTTGAATCCGGATCTAGCATTATACCCCAATCCTACTCGCGAGTGTTCGCGCATGTGCGGTTTCTTGAGCCCATGTGTAGCGTTTGACGCCGGAGCAGATTGGGAAGGAATGATCGGGGCACGTTTTGGACAGCGTGATTCCGATCCGGACACGTTCTGGAGACGTAGGCTACCTTCCGTCGAGAAGATGAAAGCCCTACGCGGGACTAAGCTTATTCCAGACTTGGAAGAGATGCAATTACGTCTCCAGGACATGTCAGAAGCAGACCGCGATTCCATCGTTCGCGGGGAGCAGGAGGTCGAGTTCACAATGATGGAAACCTACTAAGTCCAAGCAGTTCAACACGTGAGAAAGGAAGAAGACATGGGTGTTACCGTTGGAGCAATCTACAACTACAACGACTCGAACTACAAGGTGACCCGTTACCAACCGGGCAACCTTCTGGTTCTCGGAATGGACGATGCCTGGGAAGACGGTGTCGAATTCGTCGACGAGCCGAATGCCGGCGTTACGTATGTCTGCGAGGTCGATGACTTCGAGCAGAACTACAACGAAGGTTCAGTCGGCGACCAAGAAGGCGAAGAGCATCCTCCGGAAGAAGGCGAAATCGACAACACGCTGCCGGGTGAACAGCCGGAAGTTGATAACGAGCTGCCCGAACAGCAACCCGAAGTCGACAACACGCTTCCCGAACACGGCGGGGACGTCAACCTTGATCCCGATCTCGATCCCGACAAAGACGATCCGCGGCCGACTCCCTACAAGAAGTAGGTTTCGCGCAAGTTACCTACGACTCATAAGTGAGGGAAGACTATGGCGACCGAAGCACCTGTACAGGCCGAAGAAGTAATACCTACCGCTAACGCGGGTCCAGCCTTTACGGGTGCTTCGGCTCCCTTGCGGCCAAAATCTGATTCCCCCTCCGCCTTCATTGGTTCGTCCATGATGGGCAGGGGGCACTCACGATTCCTCAACGCCCTTTTCTATGGGCGGCATGGATCGGGCAAATCGACTCTAGCGGGGTCTGCCATTGACGTAAAGGAAATGGCGGATGTGTTGGTTGTCACCGCAGAAGGCGGAGACGTCGTCTTCGAGGGCAACCCACGCATCAAGAACTGGGAGGGATTAGATGTCATTAAAGTCGACCGCGTCGAGCAGTTTCAAAAGGTTTACGAGTGGCTTAGGGCGCATGTTCAGTGGCGGGATAAGCCAGAGCATGAAGAGAAGCTTCGTGGCCTTCAAGACATGGCTTTTCCGCCGGAAATCATCCCCAACCCAGAAAAACTCCGACGATACCGAACCGTCGTCGTAGATTCTCTGACCGAGATTGAAGCCCTCAACCTCACAAAGATCCTTGACCTAGACAACATCGGATTCGATGCCGGTGATGAGATGGCTGTGGCAGGATATCCGCAGTTCCGCAAGAACATGCACATGATCCAGAAGATTGTGCGGCAGTTCCGCGACCTGGATATTAACTTCATCGCCATATGTTCGGAAACCTGGATTCAGGACGAGCGCAAAGCCTACCACTACTCCCCCCGTCTAACGGGCCAGCTCAAGGACATCATCCAAGGATTCTTCGATATTGTAGGCTGGCTCGTACCCAGTTCTACTACAGATGCAACCGGCGTTTCACCCAGACGCCTGTTCGTGCAGCCTCAGACTGCACCGAGGGCAGACGCAAAGTGTCGTCTGGCCACGTTCAAGGCCCCAAGCTTTGATGATCCCGTTATGCAGGATATTATGCTGCAGACGGGTTTCATCAGGCGTTAATTAAGGCTAAGATCTGAGAGGTATCCGTGGCCTCTACACGGACAACTGCAAACAAGCAAGGAAGCAACATGGCAAAGAATCAAGCCAATACAGCGGAAGCTGGTGATACCGAAGTCCTCGAGCAGGAAACTCAGGGCATCCTGGACGAATCTGGCGAAGGCTTTACCTTCGACATGGAGTCTCAGGAAGCTGACGAAGGCTTTCCTACCGCGGACGCTGGCATCTATGACCTGTCTTTGGACCAGTGCGAGTATAAGAACTCGCAGTCGTCCGGTCATCCGATGTGGGCAATGCGCTGGGTAATCGTTGGGCCTGACCCTGCGATTGCCGAGAAGAAGATCGGTGTTCGTCACTTCCAGTCGTTCAAGCCGGAGCAGATGGGTCGTGCGAAATTCATGATCCAGCGTATCGGCCGTGAAGACCTCCTGACGAAGGACTTCAATCCCAAGAAGATTGCGGATGACGCTCTCCTCACCGGGACTGTTGCTCGCGCTCGTCTGGGCGTCAGGGACGACCCCCAGTACGGGAAGTCGAATGAGATCAAGCAGTTCCTGCCCTTGAACGCCGAAGGCGTGAAAGCTGGGGCCGGCAACTTCCAGATGTAATCGACTACTCGTGCGTTCGGCGGCTGAACATCGTGGAGATGCACTCAACCAATTGTCCAGTTTGGGAAGGGCAAGTATTCCTAATGCGGCGGTGTTGATGGGAATCCATCACCACACACTACGTGTATACATCGAACTGGGGCTGGTACAGCCCTTCTGGATCGGTGAAAGGGCGTGGATAACCGCAAAGGAAATTACCCGCTTCAAGAGGGACGAGGAGTACATCAAGAGTCAACGACGGAAGCTCGCCGGATAGAGGCCAACGGGAGAGAGTGTTGCACGGCGCTCTCTCCCAACTTTCCGGAATTGAGGCCAAAAATGGATCACAAGGTATTCGTCCTCCTCTCAGGAGGTGTCGACAGTACTACCACACTCGCCATCGCGGGGAAAGAATTCCCCGCCGATATCATCGAAACCGTTACCATTGATTATGGGCAACGTCACATTCGCGAGAAGGAATGTGCACATTTCCAGTCAGTGGTCTATGCCAACATTTCCCACACCATTGATGCCAAAGGTCTACTGACCGGCATGTTGGTTGAAAAGGGTGCAGCCAACGAGGACATCCCTAATGCTTCCTACGCCGATCTTCCCAAGGGAATTTCCCCTACTTATGTTTCGTTCCGCAACGGAACTATGCTTAGCCTACTGGCTGCACGCGCGCAATCCTGGATTATGGACCAGCAAAAAGTTCAGCCCGACGAAGAGTTCAACGCTACCCTCTACATCGGAGTCCACGCCGACGACGGAGTCAACTGGGCTTACCCCGATTGTACTCCGGAGTTCATCGGAGCTATGGCCAATGCCATTTTTGTGGGCACCTATAATCGCGTACGCCTACGCGCTCCGCTTCAGTACGACAACAAGATCGAAGTAGTCGCGAAAGGCCTCAGGCTAGGCGTGAATTACCAAGAAACTTGGTCCTGTTACCGTGGTGAAGACGCTCACTGCGGTACCTGCCCGACTTGTCGCTCCCGCAAGGAAGCGTTCGAGATGAATAGCGTCCCAGATCCGACGAGGTACGCAGCATGATGCAAGTAATTAAGACGTATGGCCACGAGCGAGGACTCTCCGCTACTTTCCGCCAGCATAGGTGCAACACGCACTGCAGGTTTATCCACGGCTATGCACTAGCCTTCACTCTTACCTTCGAATGTCCCGAAGACGAGGTAGATGATAACGGTTGGGTAATCGACTTCGGCGGGCTTAAGAAGGTGGAGCAGTTCCTTAAGGATAACTTCGACCACAAGTACCTTGCCGCTGGAGACGACCCCCTGCTCTCCAATCTGGAGCGTGATGAGGAAGAGGGTCTTATCCAGTTAATCGTTCTTCCCGACGGAGTAGGCTGTGAGGCTTTCACGAAGTACGTGGCCATGCAGGTCGAGGAGATGCTTGCCTGCGGTGACTTCGGTGATACGCAGGCTCAGCTGGTGAGCGTGGAAGTACGGGAACACGGATCGAATGGAGCTCGCTATGTCCTCTAACCCCGATGAGACAATCCGCAAGGGCATAGACGATCTTCCGGCTGACCTCGAAGAGCCGCCTATCTCTCAGGAGGACAAGAAGGAGAAGAAGCTCGCCATAGTCGAGATCTTCGGACCCACGATTCAAGGCGAGGGGCCTCATGCTGGGATGAAGACAATGTTCATCCGCTTTGGTGGATGTGACTATCGTTGTGTCAAATGTGATTCCCTACATGCTGTTCTCCCCACCGCAGTCAGAGCCCATGCGCGCTACATGACTCCGGACGAAATTATCGACGAGCTGGTCGAGAAGCGAGGTAATTCGGGAACACACTGGGTAGTGTTTTCAGGAGGCAACCCATGCATGTGGGATCTCAACCGCCTCATCTCCTACGTTCACGGAGCCGGCTTCGGGATAGCCGTAGAAACCCAGGGTACCATCCTACCAGACTGGCTTATTCGTTGCCAACAGGTTACCATTTCCCCAAAATCACCTGGCATGGGAGAAAAGTTCGAGCCGGACAAATATGTCGCCATGATCACTCGGCTCTACGACGCGGGGACACCATTTGCTACCAAGGTGGTTGTGTTCTCGGCCCTGGACATTGAGTTTGCCGTCGAGGTCTGGAACATTATGAATACGGTGGTGCCTATCAATCTCGAACCATTCATGATGTTGAGCCTCGGCAATCCTTACCCCCCTATCATAACGCAGGAGGGTGTGCTACGTGAGAACCCCTCTCTGACAGGGGAATCAAAGCTGGACGATCACAGTGACCGCGATCACAGACTGATCCTTCTAGACAACTACCGCCAGCTGCTGGAAGAGTACGTGCAGGATCCTCGTATCCACCACATGCGCTTCCTTCCACAGCTTCACGTCTTAGCTTGGGGCAACGAAACGGGGAGATGACTCAATGGCCCACTTTATGCCTGTCGCACCTATCCAGGTCTTGGAACAACTTTACGATCACGATCCTGCTGTGTTCGGGAACTACCATCTACTGCTTGCTCATCACACCGTACAGTACGCAGATCGCTTCCATGCACTATTCTCGCGGATTGCTGCGGATGGGCTTCTTACGCCGACTATCATCATGGATAACTCGGTGGTCGAACAAGGCGGCTCGGTTGACATCGGGGTAATGAAGAACGCAGTTGCGGCATGCTTGCCTGACACCAACGAGGTCATTTCCGTTCTCCCCGATGTCATGGGTGATGGGCTTGAGACCCGTAAGGCAACGGAAGCAGCCTACGAACGGTGGGTAGCAGAGATCCCAGGACCTCCGAATTTCATGGCTGTCTGCCAGGGCAATGACATGCCTGACTTCGAGCAAAGTGTTCAATTCTTTGCCGATCGGGACTACTTCCCAGACGTCAACTATCTAGGGGTGCCCCGATACCTCGTCTATCTGATTCACACGCGTACGTGGGCCATGGATTTCATCGGCCCCTACGTCGAGGACTACAAAACCAACCACATGATCCACCTGCTGGGGTATTCGGACCTTACTCTCGATGACCTCGAAGTCTCCAACTACCCAACAGCCTTTAGCATCGACTCTGCAGTTCCCCTGCGGACCGAAGGATCATTCCGTTTCGGCGACCGTACTATGCCACGCCCCAAAGACTGGTTCGATACCGCTTCCATCGGAGGCAACATGATTGCCAACCTCTCCTATGCACGTCAGATGCACTCGTCAGGGGGCCATGATCCAGAGGTGTGAGCATTGTCCCTTTAGGACAGGCCTTGTAGGGTCCAAGGGTCCAGAGGACTCCCCTTTTGTTATCGTGGGCGAAAGTCCTGGCACCTCTGAACTAAGGGCCGGGCTACCCTTCGTAGGCGAGTCGGGAAAACTCTTAAACGCCGTCCTAGAACAGGTTGGACTCAACTCCCTCGAGCCCAAGTGCGCCCCATACTACGTGAACGCGCTTCAATGCTATCCTCCGCCGAAAGCCAAGGAGAATGGCGCCACAAAGATGACGGAGGCTACCAAAGCATGCCAACAACGCCTAATCGAGCAGATAGGAAAGTACCCCCGCAAGGTGATCCTCTGCCTAGGAGCAGCCGCTTCTTGGAGCGTGACGAACAGCTTTGGCATCAAGATCACACAGGAACGAGGACGTGTACTGCCTTCCCCATATGCCTCAGAGGGCGTCGTATTAGCTGTACATCCAGCCTTTCTAATGCGTCAAGGTGGTGGCTTGCCCTTCTGGAAGAAAGACCTTGCCAGTGCTATCAAGCTGCTACGGGGTGAGGCTCTCTCAACATGGCGACCACCAACTTGGGGCCTTATCCAAACACCTACGCAACTTATCGACCTAGCTACGGAGTGCTGGAATGCCCCATATAACACGGCGGATCTGGAGACGGATCAACTTCACTGGTACGGCGGCCGCATACTCTGTGCTGGTCTTACTCGCGGTGCTGGGGATCATGTCGATATTATACCAGAAGAGGTTTTTTACCGAAACATTGGGCTTATCCGAAGACTGTTCAGTCGAGGACACTGGAGTTTTCACAACGCGCTGTTCGATGCCACCTGGCTAGGAGCTCCCCAACACGAGATCCCTATCGAGGTAGGCGACGACACCATGTTGATGTCGTACTCTCTAAACGAGAACCGAGGCTTCCATGACTTGGACCAAGTTGCTCAAGCGCGCATTGGGGCTCCGCCGCATAAGAAGTCCATCGAGAAGTACCTCCCCAAGAAGGGTGCCTCCTATCGCAACATTCCCCTTCCGGAGCTGTACAAATACAACGCTTACGACCTTTCCAAACAACACCTTATCCACCCCTCTCTCAAAGAAGACATCCTGGCAGATCCCCACTCGAAGAAGCTGTACTACGGACTCCTCGTACCCGCCATTCCCGAGTTCGTAAAGATGCGCCTCAGGGGTGTGCATGTCGACCGTGATATCGTCATCCGCAACCAGGGCATTCTACAAGGACAGATTGATGAGCTGGACAGGCAGATCAACGTCTATGCGCACAAGCATATTGGTCGTGCAATCAACGTTGGATCCCCAATCCAGATGGCGGATCTATTGTATGACAGGATGGGGCTACGAATACCTGGAACCCGTTCCACGGACAAAGACACCATCATCCAGATCCAACGCCGATACGACCATCCCATTTGTAACATCCTCCTCAACCGGCGTGAGCTCGCCAAGACCAAGGGTACCTACGTCGACAATCTTCTCTGGAGGAAGGAGAACAACAAGATCATCCTCGGAGCGGGACATCTTAAACCCGACGGAAAGGTATATCCAGATTTCAAACTACACGGGACCACTACGGGTAGACCTGCAGGGTCAGCCCCAAACCTCCTAAACCAACCTAGAGGCCCCCTCATCAGGGGACAGTATAGAGCTGCCCCCAAGAAGCTCTTCGTAGAGGTCGATGAGAACCAAGCCGAGCTGCGTTCCCTAGCCATTATGTCCAACGACGCGGTGCTCCTCGACATCTACACGAAGAACGAGGTATCCATTCACGACACTACTACCGCTGCCTTCTACGGCTCCATAGAACAGATGAGGGAGAACAAGTTCATCCTGGATAAGGTGATCATGCAGCTCCAATACCACAAAGAAGACCGGAGCCCAGAGGCCCTGTATAAGGAAGCGAAGATGCGCGGTAAGGCCGTGAACTTCGGAGTCGTGTATGGTCGAGAAGCCTACTCCTTGGCAATGGAGTTCAACATCTCCGTTCACGAAGCCCAAAGGTGGATCGATACCTGGTTTGAGACTTATCCAGGGGCTGCGAAGTTTATCCGGTGGTGTCGATCTCGTCCTCGTCTCCGCAGAGACCTTATCACCAACTTCGGGCGTAAGAAGCGTCATGGTGTTGTGTCCCGCGAAGCACTCCATGCTATAGAGAACGAGGCCGCGAATTTCCCCCACCAGTCGACAGCCAGTGACATCATGGTAGAGACTCTAATACGGGCTGGCCCAGTGCTCCGCGAGAGGTGGGATGCACATCCGTGGCTCGAACTGTACGACGCCGTGTACTATGAGATTGACATTGACGAGGTCAAGGTTCGAGAGTCAATCGAATATGTCCAGAGCGTCATAACTCAGGTGCCCAAAGATTATGGTCTTACTCGAGTACCGTTCATTGGGGATGCAAAGATTGGGTTAGACTGGGGACATATGAAGGATTGGAAAGGGTCGATCGAACTTACCCTCGGTGAGGAAATACTAAGGCTAGCAGCATAGGACGGACCCAAAAAATCTTTGGGTCGCCTATAATTTTGGCACTAGATTTCCACCACGAAGTATGTTATAATGGGGTATAAGCAAAAGAGAGGACAGCGTGTGGACACTGACGACGATCGACCTGGTGCAATCATCCCATCTATCACGATGAGGAACTCGTTAGAGGAAGCGGCTAATAGATATTGGCGCGCTGCCCTCATGTGGAACTCACGTATTCCTACCAACTGGACGACTGGGGATATGATCCACGAGTGCGTGGATATGCAGCGGTACAGAGGGGCAGTGATCCCTCTTGTCAATAAGCTCCTGGGCGAAGTAATCCAGGGTAATTTCGTTGTTCATCGTGAGCACGAAGTAGGAGGCTAATATGGTTTTGCACTCGTATGTACCCCCGGAAGATTCTCTATTGACTACTCGGGCCCTAGCTAATGAACTCGTGGCCCTTATTCCTGATAAAGACACACAGCGCATATGCGAGAAGTCCCTTCTGCTAGCCCCTGACATTGTTCTCTGCGTGAAGGCCTTTCACAAGCTCTACGGCTTGCCTGTTTTACGTCCTTCCCAAGCGCGAGAGGATTTCTCCCATATTGCGCCAGAACGCCTGGCCATGAGGTTCGCACTTATCGAGGAGGAGTACATAGAACTCTGCGAGGCTATGGACTTCAAGGTCGAACTGAGTTACTCCTACATGAACGAGGACGAAGAGTGGGTGCCGGCCGAAGATCTGCAGGACGCGATCGTTAACACAGAGAACCGTGACATGGGTGGTGTGGGCGATGCGTGTGAGGATCTCAAATACGTTATCACCGGCTTCGAGCTGGAGATGGGCATCGATCCGCATGCGTGCCTGGAGGAGGTGCAGGCTTCTAACCTCACGAAGATGGGGGACGATGGTTTGCCACTATTGAGGGAAGACGGCAAAGTGCTTAAGGGGCCGATGTATCAGGAAGCAGACTGTGACGATGCACTTCGTACGCGTGGTATGATGTGTGCCCGTCCTGGTCCGCTCTCTACTGCTCCCTATACAGAACCGGTGCTGACGGAATAGCTCTTCACCATAGCACCCGGCCCGCTAGGCTGCGGCCCTGTGGACCAAATTGACCAGGAGGCCAAAAGGAGAAGAAAGATGGACGTACCTACACTGATAGTGCTAGCAGTTATTATCTGCCTAGCCGTTGTGTTAGCCCGGGTGTACAAGGGCGATACGACTACGACAGCAGCGGCTGCGGTGGGGCTGGTGTTGAGTATCATCCTGCTGTTCGCACCTAACATCTACTAGGAGTACCCGCATGTCAATTGACCTGGATCACGTCTACAAGGACAGCAATGGCCGTGCCGTTCGTATTATAGGCTTGTGCGGACCTAAGTACTGCGGCAAGGATACAGCTGCTAGTAGGCTGATCCAGGTCAATGATGACTACGAGAAGCTTGTATTCCGGCGAGCTCCAATGGCCGAAGGGGTCAAGAAGATCTGCTCAGAAGTCTTCGGATGGTCCTGGGAGCTTCTAGAAGACCCTGTGCTCAAGGAAACGAAGCTGGACGCATGGCCTCACATCGAACCTCGTTGGCCTATGATGGATATTGCCAACTGGATGAGGGCGAAGTATGGGGGAGATGTCTGGTGCCGCAGATGGGCTAGAATTATGCATCAGCTTAACCATGCTTGGGGTGCACACGTTATTACCGACGTGAGATTCCCTGAGGAGGTCGATATGATCTCTTCCTACGGTGGGCTGCTTATCTATATCAACCGACCCGAAGCGGAGGAAGCTCTGGCTAAGGGGAAAGCGGCCGGCAGCGAGATGGCTAAGAACCAATCGGAGTCTCACTATGACTTCCTGCGTAAGCAGGCGCACTTCGAAGTGAACAATACGGCTTCGGTATACTACCTTCAGATGCAGATGATGACCTGTGTCCGCAAGCACTATGACCACTGGGCCTACTGGCCTGACCTTGTTGAACGTTACGCACTTGGAGGCCCTAATGACGAATCCGCACCACTCGCACACCCAGTACGTGCGTGAGTTAGCCGACGACAAAACCGACCCGGCCCTTGGAAAGAAGGTACGCAACTACCTAATCGAAAAAGGCCTAGTCAAGCTTCCACTACCCTCTCCGAATCCTCAGTATAATCCTCGTGCAGCGGTGCAGCAGATCTCCCAGGGCATATCTTCGGGGCTCGGCTTCCTGGGGCTCGACATGGAAGACCCGTCTCTGCGCGAAACACCGTTGCGCTATGCCAAGATGTTGGTGGGAGAATTGACGGTAGGGCTAAACTTCGATTTCTTCCCTAAGATGACCGTCATCCCTAACGGCGATGCGGAGGGTGTGGGTAGATATGACCAGATGATCCTGGAGAAGAAGATTGAGGTCATGTCACTTTGTGAACACCATCTCCAGACCATCGATGGGTATGCTCATGTAGCTTATATCCCAGACGAGAAGGTGTTAGGCCTCTCGAAGATGGCACGTGTGACGGAGTTCTTCTGCCGCCGGCCACAGATCCAGGAGCGCCTAACCGAACAAATCTACCACGCACTGGCGTTCTGTGTAGGCACACCTGATGTGGCTGTGGTCATTGAGGCTACGCACTACTGTATGAAGGCCCGCGGCGCTTTGCAGCACACTGCTTCGACGATTACCGACAAGCTTGGTGGTCGCTTCTTGACGGTCCCCTCTCTGCGGCAGGAATTCTTCGATAGGGTGAACAATGGCCGATAAAGTCATAGAGTATAAGCATCTCACCTGGCAGGAAATAGCCTGGATGATTGACATAACCATCGCCGAGATGCACCGCAACAACTATGTGCCTTCATACATTGTGCCCATCGGATATGGGGGTATTATTCCAGCGGCGATGTTTACGTACAGGTACTGCAAGACTAGGCACGTTCCGCTTCCTATGCTGCCTCCAGTGCTTTGTACCTCGTACGACTCGGACAATAGGCGTTCCGAGGTTAGATCTGTTTGGCCCAGAGAAGTTGGTTCTCACATCGATACCGAGGTGACCCTGTTCATCGACGACATCTGTGACTCCGGATCAACTATACGCCACATTAAGCAGACTATGCCCAAGTCCAAGTTCTTCTGCCTGGTTACGAAGGACGACGACACCCCAGATTGGTACGCCACATACGACTCAGCGCCTGTGTGGTGGGTGTTTCCGTGGGAGAAAGGATAGCGTTCATGTCGTCGGCAGTGGAGCGGGCCGGTTGTGCTGGTGAGAAGACGGTTCTTCCGATAGCCGGGCATTCTGGGTACTTCGTGACTAATTCGGGAGAAGTGTGGGGACCTAGAGGGCCGCGCAGACTGTTTAAGAGCGCCTATGGCTATCTACGGGTATATATCCAGCGTAAGAACTATTCCGTGCACAGACTGGTATGTGAGGCCTTTCATGGCCCACCACCTGAAGAGGATTCTCCTGCCTTGCATCGGGATAAGAATAGATTGAACAACGTCGCCTCCAACCTGTACTGGGGACTTTGAGATGACACTGCCTAGGGACGAATTCTTTGGGGGCGATAGGACCTGCGGACGATGTTCGTACCATCGGGCTACAGAAGACGAGGAAGAGGACTTCGTGGCTTGTGTCTGTCCCGTGGAGGAGAATCCTATTTGGGCGATCCGCAAGTTCTCCCGGATTGGAATGAGAGACGCAGAAGCGTATAAGGGAACTCACGAATACCTAGGACAGGATCCTGGCAAGATGCGCAGTGACGACGGAGTAGCCTGTGAGGCCTTTGTTAAGGATTAGGTGGAAATGAAGCGGGCCAGGAGGCCATTCCAACCCGCTCCACCCTCTCATCCGGCTAACCGGATTCGATCCTGTCCTGCCTCTCCTTAAGGATAAGCTCCTTAACCTCCCGCATAATTAGGTCGTACAGCTCGGAGTTGGAGGACATATCAAGCGATGCCTCCCTAGCACGCCGGGCACGAAACTCCTCGTCTGGAACAAAGACTCGGTTTTTGGGATCCCAGAATTCATGTCCCTGAGGGAACTGCTCTACCCGAATCTCTTCCCAGCCCTCTGAGTTTGAACCGTTCTCCGTTGGAGTTTCACCCGCAGTAGTAATCCCTGCACGGAATTTCCCCTGGTGGTCAATCAACACCCAGTGGAATAAGGGCTGCGTGAGCGATTTAGGAGGAGGAGTCATACGGGCCACTAGTTCACCGCCTTCGCTATCATGCCACCGACCACTACAGCGAGGCCCCAGGTTCCAGACGTGGCATCGTGCTTACCCACTAGTTGCACGTCGTAGTTGCCTGCAGCAAGAGCCCCCGTAGTCTGATTTACGGTGACTTCTCCAATCACCTTTTCTTCGAATACGGGCTCTCCGTCCATCCCTCCTCCTTGTTGAATACCTCCCCTAGACGCCATTGAGCCCGTGACCTGAGACCCGACGTCAACCCACGTGTTGGCCCCTGCAACCGAGTACTGCAGCTTGACGGTCAGATACCGGGCAATAAACTTCGTACCATCGTAGACTGAATAGCTAAGTGTGCCCTCTGCTTTGATCTTCTGGTTGGCAGTTAGAGTGATCGTTCCTATCGGAGTAGGCTCGAGGCTAAATGGGTCAAAGGCGTTTGTGGTGACTGTTTCAAAACCTGTCCAGACGAACTGGGTTCCACTACTGCCTCCTCCACCCCCTCCAGTGGGAGGAGGAACCGCTGCATCCTGACGTTGGAAAGCAGTCTCCGCTTGGGCTGTTACCCCAGAGTTGGTCACGGTAAGAACTACCCTGCCCGCTGCAGCTCCAATAGTGTTAATTGTGATCATGCCTTTGTCGGGACTTCCGTTGGTATTATTGACGGTACCCGTACAGGTAATGAAGTTTGCTGAGTAGGTAGTTCCATTATCGAGACGGACGTCGACTGCACCCTTTTTGACTGACGGAAGGAACTCTCTGGGCAGCTGCCCAGCGTTAGGAACCCCGAGGTAGTTCGCGGTGATGACCACCATCACAGGAAGGGTCACGATCAGGGAATAGATTGGCTGCGCCGTGGTAAAGTTTTTCCAGGCTGTCCAGGAGCTAGTGCTAGGTCCTCTAACTGAACGAGCACGGACTGAGTAGGCTGTGGCTGCGTTTAGCCCGTAGTATTCAAGAGTCTGATTCTGCCCAGAAGCTGAGGGGAGATCACTAACCGGAGTCTTTGTGGCCTGGGGAGCAATTTGAACGTGCATAGAGGTGGGCGCAATCGTGTTGGGCGCATCCATGCCGGTTACCTCCAACTGGACTCCGAAGGACTCAGTCTTCGTAGTGGCGTTGGAGGAATAGAGTGCCTCAACATCAATGATCGGGATGGGCAGTTGGACTTGTGGAGCGTTCCAAGTAGTATCAGTCCGAGGCTTCTCATGGACTGCCGGATCCCATCCGTCGATGGTTAGCGAGGTCTCACGGCCAATGACCATTACGTGCATGGTGTCAACGACATCCACCGTCATGGCGTCGAAGTACTTGGTCGTGAAGCCGAAGCGTGCAGAAGTCAGAGTAAACCAGTCGTTCTGCTCCATCTCCAATCCCCAGAGGGGAAGATAGAACGCGACAGTGCCTTGAAAGCGTGAGTGGTCATGAATCCGTTTGCTAATACGTTGGACACGAGACCAGTCGTTGACCGCTGCGAAGGAGACTTGGTAGTTAAAGCGTTCTCCTCCGTCGTCTATTTCCCACTGGGCATTGGTTAGAGGCGGATAGCCTTTCTCACTCCAGACCTCATACTCCTCAACATATACGCCTGCCACGGAGTTGTAGATCTCCGACAGGGTAGCTAGCGGTTGCCAAGACGATTCACGTGTCCAGATGATGTCTGCATCAGTCAGGTTGAAGACCGGTGTATGCGTAGCGCCGGGCCTAATGGTGATGGCCCCTCCGCGATCGATAACACGTCCATCCATCCCTGATTGTAGCTCTAGAAGGAGGTTGGCTAGAGGCTCAGCGGAGTTAGCCATGATACCCGATTCGTATCGCTTCTGAGTGCCGAAGATCCCACCCTGTACAATTTCGTCACAGGTAGCGTAGGCGGAAAATAGCATGGCGGTATCTAGATCCCGCTCTTCTGCTCCGGCCCCGACGATTAGCTGTCCCTTACTATACCATCCACGCATCGCCTGAGCAACTAGGATGGCAGTATTCCTCGTGAACTCCCAAGTTGAGGGGGTGGCAAGGCGATGAGAGCCAGAGCCTCCGGGCTTAGTAGAATCTTTCCTGTCGTCGTAACACTTCACTCCATCCATGACAAAAGTCAGAACTGGCTCGCCGCTCGGGAATGCATCGCCCTCGATATCGAATTGATACCGGAAGGCGGCATAGCACATATTCGTGCCCTTGTGCTGACTAGACCAACCGCCTCCTGACCAGGATATGAGGTTAGAGTCGGCGATAGGGCTTTCACTTCCGAGCCACACGCGGCCCATCATTCTGGGGTTGTGAGCATCTGTGTAGTGACCACCATTCATTGTACGCCAACCAGTTGTAACATCACCGTCCCAGGTTAGAGAGTTCATGCCCTCGAAGATGAAGGCAAGTGCCGTGCATGGAAGATCGCTGATTGCGATAATGCGGACTAGATAAAGGCCACCAGGCGCATTTGACGAACTACCATAGGTGAACGCCCATACGACAGATCCTCCCGTTGCCATCCGCCCAAGCATAAGCTGCCTGGGCATAGTTGGGTCAAGTTTTAACTTGAGCTCCATCCCCTGATTGGTCTTGCCGGCAGGCCGTCTCATTAAGAGGGCAGCGGCAACGTTGATGGCAATGATTAGGATCGCGGCAATAATAATGTTCGTGACCGTGTAGTAAACTACGGCCGTAGCTACTGCGGCAACGACGGCGACGATTGCAGGAGGCATTATGCAACCTCCTCAGGTGGAGGCTCGTCGTCGGGCTCACGTTCAATGTCAAAGCATGCTACTGCGTCTAGGATAAGCCCACGACCAATACCTGCAGTGCCTAATGCGTGAAAAATGGGTGGCTCCGCGATTCCGAGGGCGTGTGCCATTCCAAGACCTTCCCACTGGTCTCCTTCTGCCCGCACAAAAACGATATCACCCCGATGAGCAAAGGCTATAGGCTTTTTCCGGAAGTTCTTCCGAATAAGATCCTCCAAGTCATCATAGCCGGCACGTTTGATCTCCATGTACGCGGTGTACGGGTCTTTGATGTCGCGGAGGCGGCCGTATACGTCACGTCCAGTTTGTTCTCTAACGGCACCGGATACCCACTTCCCGCAGTTCTGATTCTCCCAGTCACACGAAGTCCCTGCCTGCATAGAGGCAACGATATACTCCGTGAGCTTCTGTGCCCAATCCCAACGCCGTGGGTAACGTGACTTCATCCTATTAATTGTGGCCTCCTTGTACTATGTTGCTAGGTTCATGTTGTATCCGCCGCCACTATCAATGGGGCTTCCGCCTGAGGTTCCATAGCCCCCACCGCTGTACGACCCGCTGCCCCCAGCCGCAGTTGACTTTTTACCCCAGTAGAGCCTACGCTCATTGGCTACAGCCCCCGTGACATAAGAGAAGAAGTTATCCGTGGGGTCAAGCTGGAGTTGGTCAGCGTGGCAGCGCGTGCGGTACGGAGCGCGAGAGTAACGCCCAGCCAGGGAATCAAGGACTATCTCCAGCTTGGCAATAACCTCCTGGTTGGGGTTCGAGATATCTGCCTGTTCATCGATGAGGCGGCAGTAGTTAATTTTCAGTGCTGCCATGGGCATAACCATATTGATCTGCTGCTGCTCTGGGTAACCGAAGCCAAAAGCTATGTCCACACGCCTTTGCTGATGGAGATAACCCATAATGTCACGAAGGACTCTAGCGGGATCCTGAATCCCAGCCTGCGTCATTCTGTTACCGTCCAAGATGAGTGTGATGGGCTCAGCCGACAGATCTCGTCCTGAACGAATCTCGACCCCAGCGGCTAATGGCTGCGCGCCAATCCATGTGTACGTACCATCGAATTTGTTCATGATGTCGTCACAGAACCGGTAGGTACCCTGATCGAGCCAGAAGGTCATAAGGACGTTTAGCTTCAGGCTAGCTGCCCGAAGAAGATCCTTTTGTGCCTGGGTAAATTGTCGCATGATGCTAACTCGTTGACCTGTCCATGAGCTGTATTGCTTTGAAGGTGAAGCTTGGGTAAGTCTCCACAGTATCCTCCTCTTGGTATCCGCCCATCATTTTCATCTGCGCACTTGCCTTGCGGTAACGGATGTTGACGGGAAGTCCCGTGGTAACATCGGGCCGCGGACGTACATGAACGACGATAGTGTTAGTGCCTGACACCACTCCTCCGGCTACAACGCGGTGCAGATACCAGAGCAGGCCTAGCTTGTAGGAGATGTAGTCTCCCATGGTGACGATAGCGCCTGTTGCCATCCGGTCGAGGGTGAGAGTGCCGACATTGAATGAAACGGCAGTAACTCGCGGAGCACTTTGACCCGCGAGGGTCCAGGGGTCAGCAGCCACAGTGAGATGCTGATAAGCACGAGGCATAATACGGCGAGGATCGTACGCAAGGAAGGACTCCATTGAACCTTCGAGTTTCATGAGGAACGCGATAGACTCGTCGTAGCGGTCATCGCGCAGTGGAGGGGTTGAATATTCTGCAACCCAAACAGGAGTACCACGTTCGATCGTCTGGATCATGCCGCCTCCACCAGGAGAAATCTGTTGGAAGCGTCCAAGCTCAAACTTCTTAGACGTGAATCCCATCACCAGTGGGATCTCTAGGGGAGCATTAAGAGCCATACTACTGCCTTAGCCTCTGTCTGTTCTCCCTTGTGCGGGAATCGATGATGTAGGGAAGATGAGAGCGTATGCGTTCATCACGTGCAGCCATCTCTGCCCTAAGCTGTTTAATAGCGTCCTCGGTAGCTCCACGTGCATCGATCTGGGTGGACATGTCGTAGACAGTAGGCCCGCCCTTTGAACGTTTGTCTTGCCCGATGAAGCCTGAGGTACCTGGAATGAAGACTTCGTCTCCAGCGCCTTGTTCACGTACCTGATATGCCCAGCCTTTGGTGACCGGCCCACCCATTGCACGTCCAGGCATCGTGGTGATGTTGTCGGTATAGGTGGCGCTCGTCATGGTAGTAGACCCACCAAACATTTGTCCGCCGTACATACCTACTATCTGGCCTGCAGATTGGACGACGGCTCCTGCTATCGTAGCCCAGATGCTCTGGCCTCCACCTGACAGCATAGCACCGATGCTATTGAGGATACCTGCTGCCCCCTGAGCGAAGGCCTCCAACCCTATCTTGGACTTCTCGGTAGCTGTTCTCATGTCCCTCAGGCTGAGAGTCATATCATCTTCTACGGTGGTGCTGAGGGTCTCAAAGGAAGTGGTGACTCCACCGGAAGTCCCGGCTGCTAAGGCCATAGTCTGTAGGGAAGTTGCAGCTAAGGTAGCAGCAGTGGCCAAGGAGGTAACGGCTATACTGGCCGAACTTGAAGCCGCGGCGGCCACAGAAGCGCCAGCCTGTGCGTTTACATCTACTCCGCCTTCCTTACCTCCACCGAACAGGCCTCCGAAGGTCGTATCGGATAGTCTACCCAAGGCCTTCTCGGTGATGTTGTGCATTATGTCTAGGGCGACGTCCTTGATAGCTTCGCCGAAGGACTTCGTCCCATCGGCTAGTGCCATTAGGTTGTCGTACAGGGAGTTGAAGGCGTTGTCCCAGGTATCCTTCATGTCGGCGATATGCGCCTTCGTCTTGTCAATTGCCACGGTATAGGCATCTTGCGCAGTCAGCAGACGTGCATAGTCGGCAACCATCTTCTCGACGTCTACGTTCGACCCAGGAACCGCGGCAACAATTTCAGTGTCCTTACGGAAGGCCTGGATCTTCCTGGCCATCTCCAACTGCTTCTCGGCGGCCCTACCAACATTCTCGCCCTTGCCGTATGCGTCGAGGAGAACCTTAGACTCGTAGATACTGGTAGAGAGTTCCTCTGCGGCCTTCTTCATATCCTTGAAGGCTTCTATCGCACTCTTCGTATTGGCCAGCGCCAGGTTAAATTGAGTCAGGCGTTCTTCTGCTGTACCGGTAGTAAACCCAAACGCTGCCATCTTCCTTTCGAGAGCCGCTAGAGCGTCCTGCCCTGCTTGACCCATCTTGGCAAAATCGGCTAGTGTCTCCTTAGCCTGGTTGAGAGCCTCGATGCCCTGCATCTTGTCAGGATCGCCTCCACCCAGCAAGTGGTCGAGAATACTTTGTTCACCTGCCATCTCACGGGCCATGCCCTCAATTTCTTCGACCACGCTACGATACTTCTGGACGGCATCAGTTGCCTCGTTAGTCTTGAGGATAATACCGGAGACTGCCTGCTCAATGTTCGTGGTATCAACGCCTGCAGCTTGCAAAGCGGTACGGAAGGCGGCGAGCTCTTCACCCGACATGCCTTGGAGAAGTTCACGTGCCTCCATGATAGCGTCGACGGATTCAAAGCTCAGATCCTGGTTGAATAGAAGATCCATGGCGGAGTAGGCGTTCTCAAGGGCGTCCATAAGCTCCCGGACAGCCTCCGCCGCACGCTCTGCAGCCTTCTTAGCCTTATCAGCTCCGTCTCCAGATTCAAGGGGAGCCATCGGGTTCGGTGCTGCGCCTGGCAGATCGAAGCCCTTCTGCAACTCGAAGTAATTCCTGAGAGCCGCTGCGGATTCTTGTTGAGCTGTACCTAGTCTTCCCCGAGCACCTTGTTCACGTCCCTGACGGAAGGACTCAGGAGATACGGCACGTCCGTGGCGCGCAGCGCCGCCAGATCCTAAGACGTCTCCAAGGCTGACTCGACCAGCATAGTAGAGTTCACTCTTAGCCTGTTCAATACGCGCAGCTGCCCCTGCCACCTCGAGAGCCGCCTTCTGGAGCATCAGCTTGTGGGTTACGTCACTGACTCGATAGCCTAATTCCTTCTGCTGGTTAATGTATTCCTTGATGGCAGAGTTGTTCGCCATGGAGTCGTTGGCGCCACTGACTGCTCCCTCAAGGGCCTTATAGCCGAAGATAGCTCCGGCAATCGCAGTGACGATGAGACTGAGTACCGTCAGGAGACGTCCCCACGGAGTGACAGCCATCACAGCGTACAATGTCATCTGTGCCGCAGTTAAAGAGACTGTTGCCGCTCGGACAACTGAAAGTGCAGTGCCTATGGCTCCCCAAGCCGTTGCAAGTCCTGCCAATACAGTGGGGGCAATCATTGCAAGACCCAGTGCGACCATGGCTCCGACAAGGGCGCCGATGTACTGAATAACCTGCGGCATAGAGGACGCTAGGCCATTGAGTGCTCCTGTTACCGCTTTGAGAAGACCGATCCACGCGTCGGTAATTCCAAATGCTTCGTCCGCAGCCTGCCCAAAGAACAACCAGGAATTGGACAGACGATTCATGTTTGCCTGCAGGGTTTCGACGTTCTTCGAAGTATCCAACCCGAAGGCAATTTTGACCTGCTCGGCAAACTTGGGCAAGAAGTCGGCGGAGAGAAGTTTCCCCTCCTTCATCATCTTGTTCAGTTCCGCTGTGGTTTTACCCATAGCAACAGCGGCAATGGAGAAAGCACCTGGCAGACGATCACCCAACTGGCCTCGAAGTTCCTCGGCCTGCACAGTGCCCTTGGACATCATCTGGTCGAGAGCCCTGAAGACACCTTGGGCATCTTCTGCCGACAGTGCCAGCGTGCCCGATGCCTGGGCGAAGGTTTGGAAGATGTCATTGGTTTGCTTGGCGGTATAGCCTGCAGCTTTACCAGATGCGGATAGACGCATGTAGGAACTAGCAATAGACTCAACCGAGAGACCTGTTCGATCGGCTGTCTGCCTGACGTTCTGGAGAGCTGCCTCTGCTGCAACGGTGCTACCCTCCACAGCTGTGAGGGCATAGGTCATCTTCTCGAGGACAAGACGGCTCTTAATAGCAGCTTGACCCATCGTAGTGAGAGCGGCACCAAACCCAATAACACCTGCAGCGGCTAGGCCAAACGCAAGGCCGTTGTTCTTGACGATAGTTGAGAGGGCATACATGCGGGTGGACATACCACCTAAGTGGCCCTGCATCACCAACGCAGCTGCGCCTAGAGACTGAAACCCCTCACGCCACGCACCGAGTCCACCTGCAGAGGGCATGCCTCCCATATCTTGGAAACGACGCCTAACGTCGTTAATCGCCACCTCCCACTGACGCTTCCAAGCTTGCGCCTGCGCATTGGTGGCGCCAGGAGCACTAAGCTGTGTCCGGAGACGTTGAGTAGCCCTCTCAATCTCATCCGTCAGCCCGGAACGCGTAGCTCCTCCAGCAACACCAAGACCCCCAACCTTCGATCTGTCGATGGCGCGGGAAAGATTCTCTGCAGCTTGGTGTGCCCGATGGAGCATTGCCACCTGGCGCTCAGTAGATGACTCCGCTGCACGAGCCCCTCGTACCATCTCACCGTAGGTGCGGTTGACGTTGTTGGCCATCTGGCCAAAGGCTTGAGAAGCACGGTCGATCTTCGTAGGATCAAGACCAGCTGCAGTAGAGGTTACACGTCGAGATAATTGCTCGTACGCCTGGTTGAGCTGGTTGATCATCCCCATCTTGACAGTGGGAGATAGAGACGAGGAGTTAATCTTCTCCTGAATGCCTCGGACCTTTTCCAGCCCTTGCAACAGGGTATTCTCTTGACGTCGTAGGGTAGCAATAGAGGTAGCGAAGCCACGGTTAGCTGCGGTCTGTGCCCCTTGGACTGTGCGTCCAAAGGATTCCACACGAGACATGGCAGCAGTAAGGCCGCTTGTATCGACGCCAATCCCGAACTGGAGTGTACCCAGGTTTAACATCTACAGGCGGCCCTCTCTACTGCCTTTACTGCCCTGACTAGTCGTGGATAACGCGCATCCCTCGTTTGACCTTTGGAGGAGCAGGCATTGAACTCTTCATCTGCTCGTTCCTTAGTCGGAAGAATGCTGCCCACCTGACTATATCTTCAAGTGGCCAGTGGGCTACGTCCTCCTCAGCCTTCCCCAGCTCCACCGCTATCGACATCGTCAGCACTCTCAGATAGTCCATCCTTAGGACTTTTCATGGCATTCTTCACCTGCTTTTCCAGAGCCTCCGTATCCACTCCGAGGAGCTTGTTGCAGGCACCGTATAGACGTTGAAGGTCGGGGCCCATGGGGATCTCACGAATAGAGTCCTCATCGGCAACCTCGAACACCTTCTCTTCTGTTCCGGGAACAAAGGCGAAGTTCAGGAGCATCTGAACCGACGCTTCTTCGATAGACGCATTCCGGGCTTCAAGCATAACACCGAGTGACGGCTGGCGAAGTTCAACCCGCGTGCCGAAGAAGTCGATAGTTTCCTTTTCGGGCTTGGCACCGAAGATTTTGGCGCGCATGGCGTCGCGTGAGAGGGGAACCTGCGCGGCTTGGGTAGCCTCGGCTGATCCCAGCTTGGCGTCTACTTTGGCTTCTGCTACTTTCGTCCCTGACATTTTGGCCTCCTGTCTGGGTGGTTGTGAGTGCCCGGCGGGTTTTGCTGGCTCAAGAGTGGCCAAACGGCCCGCCGGACGAGCGGATAAGCGTTACTCGATTAACCTATGGTACCACTGCCGGAGATCCCGAGCCGCGGAGGCTGAACCTGAATTCGTTCAGGCCTTCCAGCGTGTTGGCGAGGGTGGCCTCCGTGACAATGCAGTCACCCACGTAGCCGGTGACTCCATCAGGAAGATACTGCACCTTGATGGGGAGAGCAGTCTGCCATGCCCCCAGGCATTTCTTGATGGCAGTGTTGAGGGTCGAGCCGGCGCTGAGATACCAGCCGAACGGACGTTCGACAAGGTTCCCGTCGGGCACGAAGAGGTTTAGAGTGAGGGTACTTTCCTCTAGTGCCCCGACATCACCTGACTGGCCGAAGTTCGAACGCTTGAAGAACCCACGGAAGAGGGTATCAGGTGTATTAGCCGGCGAAATCTCCACGTACATAATGGAGCGGCTAGCAAGAGCAGCCTGAAGGCCTAGAGACTCGTTGTAGATGCCTCCGATTTCGAGGCCCACAGTGCGAAGGCCGATAATGAACGTACGCCAGCCACCATTGGACTGTGCCGTCTCATAGTCGGTCGTATCGATTTCGGCCGCTGTTTGCGTGAGCGTGAAGTTCCGACTCTTGCCGATAACAGTGGTCGGAACATAACTGCCAGTGAGTGCGACGGCGCCGAGTACCGTATAGGTGGGCTTGAAGGTCACCGAACCATTCAGGTAGTCGACTGATAGCACCTGAACGGTAACATCAGTCGCGCCGTCCTTCACGATGAGAGGCGTGTTATAGTCGATCATGCGCTTGGCTGTGGCAACGACCTGGTAGGTTTTACCCGTTACCAGCGCCGTTGGTTCGGAGGTCATAGCAATAGGGGTACCGCCCTGCTTCAGGGTGGCAATGTAACCGGCGACACCTTTGTAGAAGGAGTTAGCCGTAATCATCCACTGACCAATGCTCATGTCTTCGGACTGGAAATCCTGTCCGAAGATGGTGTCATTGACAGCGGCCATTTCACGACGCATATCACCGGTATTGCCGGGAAGCGTATAATAGGTGGTGCCATTATCGTCCGAGATGCGAATACGCTTGGCCATCGTCCCGTTCCTTTCTAGAGATCCCTATGCCCCTCAGGGGGTTTGGAGATGATGAGGTTGAAATTCACCGACCACACGGGAAGATCTTCCTCGTCATACCCAACAAATATGGGCTGGGTAACTGCTACTGCCGAAGTGAGCTCTGGATATGCTGGAGGCTCAGAGGGGATTGCCTGCAGAATCTGCCATATCTCTTCGGCCTTTGCCCGTGCGACAATGTAGTTTTGCGGCATCGACCGGATAAGTATTTGCATACTCGGGTAGTCGATGGCAATGCGTACTTCTGGCTGCCGTCCCCCGGTGACCTTGACCAGTATACACTGATTGGTCTGATCGGGAAAGGTAGCTTCGAAGATTGGCCATAGTCCAGGGGAAGGAGCTGCTACACCCGCACCTTCTGCGACTAGGATCGCGGTGACGCCTTCTTCTGGACTCATGTGCCTGCCCACTCCCTAATCATACGGGGAATGGAATTGAGGATGGTGTAGTAATCCTCATCGACCGCAGCCCGAAGGAATTGAGAACGAGTGGGAGGCTGCCGTGGAATGGGCATTTCGTGGACGAAGACCGCATAGTGTGGATGTCCTCCACGACCGAAACCAATCTCTACCTCGGATCGTCCGCGAAAGCGACGTGCTTCGAGATAGGCTGATTTACGGAGATCGCCCGTATCAATTGGGCAATACTCTATTGCCTTGCCTAGAGTAGGCTCAAGGGCTTCGACAAGAATCGCGGGGGAGACCGCATCTAGTTCGTCGATAAATGCCTTCAGGTTGCCGAGTACGTCGCGCATAGAGGCTTGGAACTGTTGATTAAGAGCCTGCCTCGAAGCAGAAGAAGACATCGTGGCCTTTATCTGCTTGTGCCCCATAAAGGACGATATGCGGGTACCCGACGCGGCCATTACAACACCGCCTTCCGATCGGCGGATACATTCCGCAGGTCAGGGATATGTTGAAAGGCTTGAATGGGAGCAGCCCTATCCGGTAGGAGGGTTGGGTTCTGCGCAGCAGTGACGTCACCTAACGCAAGGTATCCGTCGACGGCTAGATCACGGTCACAATAGACGATGGCCGCGGAGACAATGGCTTCACCACCAATTGTGGTTACTTCCTCGTTCCTGTCTTCCCAGCGGCCTTTGATGATGATAGGGGGAGCATAGGTTTGCTGGCCGTACTGATCCTCACCAGTTGGGGCCCAGTAGGTGATGTCTTGAGGTAGTCCGAACTCTCGCATGTCTATACCAACCTGAACTCTGCCTTTTTCGAAGCACTCCCCATCACCTTTTCCAGTTCGCCGGTAGAATCAAAATCTATGACCTGCTGGCCGAACCGTGTACCAGCAAGTCCATTCCCTTCGAACTTGGCGTAGGTAAGAGAAGCATCACCTCTGGTTTCCCCAGTATGCCCGCCCTTCTCTTCCGCCAATACCCAAAGATGCGCCGCCAGGTACTTTTCAATGAGCTTGAGGCGCTCATTCGTTAGACCTGAATCTGTGCCCAGGGTTTCGTCAACGAGCAAATGTGCGTCGTCGATATACGGGGTTAGCAGTTCGCCTTCCGCCGCCTCAACGAGTAACCTAAGCTCGCTATCCGCAACCCTGGACACATCTCACCCCCGTGCTAGTTCCGCTTGGGCTGATCAGCCGCCTTGGAGGCAACAGCAGCTTTACCGGCCGGGCCACGTACCTCGTCCTTCGGCGCCGGATTTGCATCCGACGTTGGATGAAGCTCCGGCTCATCAGATGGCGAGGCTTTGACGTCATCGCCTTCGGCCGGAGGAGTTTCACCCTCGAGGCCTTGGGCGCTGCCGATCTTGGCATTGGCTTCGACGATCGTGGTCGTATCCCCGATCGTTTCACCCACAGGCCACGTAGCCACGTCCTCATGAGGAGGGGCTTCCTCGATGGTTGCGTCGTTGAACGAAGCGGCCTGGTCGGGCGTCAACTCGACCGTGCCGCCACCGGACACGACTTTCACCACGCCCTTGTCGATCACCTCGATCTGATACCCTTCCTTTACCGTATAGGTCGAGGTCTCAGCAGGAGCGGCCTGCTCTTCGGCCCCACGGCCTTCTGCACGCGCAGGAGCGGCTGCTCGGCCTTCGTCTTTGACTTCAGTCATTACCTGTCTCCTAGGAGCATACCGGCTCCTTAACTGATGTGGGCGATACCCGTCTGACCATCACCGTTTGCACGGATCCGCGGCAGTTGGATAGCGAACAGCTTGAAGTTGTGCTGGAACCCGGCATGCGAATCCCACTCAACCAACGTCGGCGGAAGGCCGTCGATGATCTCGATCACGTCCGAGGTCATCTGCACCAAGAGGGCGCCGGCAACGAGCTTCGTGGTGAAGACCACTCGCGCGATGCCATCAACAGCCTCGATCCTCTGCAGGATCGTATCGTCCGATTCCACCTTGTAGTCTTCCGCGAAGTGCGAAGCGTACTGCCGAGCAACAAAGAGGGTGTATGGACCCTCCATGAAGTTCGGAGACAACGCCAAGGCGTCGACCATGCGACGAACGTCGGAAACGATAACCGACCCCGCTGCAGTAAGCCAACCCGGGGCAGTCATCGTCAGGAGCTTACGACTTGGATGATTCGTAAGTCCATAGATGGTGCCGCCGGCAATCGTGAGGCCGGTGAAGATCGTCCGTTCGACCAGTTCCGCCACCTTGCGAGTAGCGACCTGTGCGTGCGTCGTCTCGATGTTACGACCACTGCGACGTGCAGCTTCCAGATGCCGGAGGTTGTAGAAGAACTCCTTGTGGAAGATCGGAATCGGCATGGAAGTCGAAACGAACTCCAGTCGATCCTTGGTCGCTTCGACGAGTCCGGACATCGTGACCTCGGCGTCAACCAGGTCGCCCTTCTCCATTTCCCAATCAAGGGTCATGGTGCCAAGAGCATTCGGTAGTTCATACCGAAGTCCTGCCGAGAGGAGCATCTGGGTGATCGCCAGACGTTCACGAGCCGTCTGCATGACGACGCGGTCGAATTGAACCCATTCGTCACGCATAAGCGTTCCGTAAGGGTTGATGCGCAGACCATCTCCGAAATGGCCGTTGACGGACAGATGTGGTTCCGCAGGATTCGCAGGACCGTCAAGCGTCTGCCGAAGCACGGAAACGTTGAAGTTCCCCTGAATCAGTCGTTTGCCTGCAGATCCACCGAGGACCGACTGAGCACCATTGGCGCCAGCAAAACCAATCTGGGCGGGACCCATTTCGAGGCCGCCGGTAGGTTCGTAGTTCATGGCGTACCCCTTTCTATGCTACGAGGACACGCAGGCGAACGGCTGAGCCACCACCTGAGTTGTCCACGGCTTGGCGAGCCTTGCCGATTGCAGTCGCCAGCGTGCCTTTTGCGACACATCCGCCAGTGACCAGGGAAATCGGATCGCCGAATGCAATGGCTGGTGCCGCTGCCGGAACCAGAGCCATAAATTCGCAACCCGCGCGGAGATGCTGGTAGATGACACGATCGTTGATGGCATAGGCATCATCGAGGCCTTTGCCGAAAATGTCATTTTCCACAGCCACCGTGATGGGCGTAACGATGTCCACCGCGGTGTTCTTGATTGCCTTAGCCAAGTTGTTGAGTGCAACAACGTGACCAGGCGTAATAGCCTCTGCTGCGTCCGCCTCATTATAGACGGGTTTGTCAGGGCCGATGACTACGACGCGAAGCATGCTTCGTCTCCTTCTAGCCTAGCCTTAGGCGTTGCCTGCCGGCGCGGGCATGAGGTAGTTGCGATCGACGCTCATATATGGCGACGGAGGCGTACCACCCGCGTTGATGGAAAGGGGCTCAAAGCCTGCACCCTGACCTTCGTAGGTCGGGACATCGGCAAGAGCGGCGAGATTCTCCAGCACCGGAATGTCGAAGCCGTTCAGCTCTTCTTCGCTGAACTTGTTCCGCGCATTCGCCTTTATGCTGTTCACCAGAACGGTCTTCTTCTGGTCGCGGAGCCCGATGGCTTCCGTCAACACGCCACGGAGAGCATCCGGAACGGATTTAAGGAACACGTCGAGCGTCGGGGCCGCTTCAACAGTGGGAGCAGGGGCCGACTGACCGGATTCCTGCGTGCCTTCTGCCGGCGCGGCGGCGGAGGGAGCGAGCCCCTCCTGACCGGATTTTGCGGTCATAGCACCTACCTCTTCAGTTGTGGGACCCGAATTTACATCGACCGCCTGACGAGGAAGAATCTTCGTCATTAGGTTCACCGGCTCGGGGTCACCGGTGAAAGTAACCTTGCCCTCATCGGACACGGAATACTTGATCTGGTTGAATCCTTTGAACGCGTCATTGCCGTAGCAATAGAACACCGCGGAATCGGTCGTCATCGCCATAACGTCGACCTGCCACGATTCGACGCCCAACCTTTCAGGAAGGGCCTGATACACAGCCCGGCGGGCGTCATCAAGTGTAACCTCACCGCCCAACGCCTGGGCCGCTAGACCTTGGAGAGTTGTCAACCTCTCCCCGGCGATCTCTTCTTGATGAGCGGCCACTAACGCGAGGGCGGCCGGCTCACTAGCCTCTGCAGCAATCGGCGGTGTCGTGCCCGGCGACGGGGCCGGATCTGAGGGCACTGGATTGCTGGGCGCCGGTGAAGGCGTTGGAGTTGGTGTCGGCGTGGGCGTAGGGGTGCCCTGAGCTGCCGTTGGTTCTGCGGAGGTGTTCATGCAAGGATCTCCTTGTGCACATGCGTCGCAGCAAGGAGGAGTACCCACGAGACGGATCTCTGGATGGGCTTCCAAAACCTGGAGACTGGATTGTGCGACGCGGTTCGTACCACACCCGTCAGCTATTGTGCACGCACCTTGCTGATTGGGCAGGATGGCGAGATGGTCGGGAACAACATTCTCCCAACGCTGTGAAAAAGCTTTGCCTGCGTGGACACCTGGATTGAACCTAGTGTCCATAAAAATACCGACGGAGACATCAATGACTTCGCCGGAGTTGATGCGGTCTAGCGTTTCCTGGAACCTACCGTTGAGGGTAGCGACTCTGGCGTTATCGATCCACGCCTCCGTCTTGAGCTTCTTGTCCTCCACCTTGGTGTTGAACATGTAGCCCATGTTCCAGTCTTCAAAAATCTGCGGGTGATTCGCCGAGACGAATATACCGGACACTTGGGGATGTCCCAGGACGATAGGGCGGCCGTCCCACGCAGATGGGTATTTGCCGAACTCGTTCGCCGCAGCAAACTCAGGCTCGGTGGAATTGACTCCTTGGAGCACGCCTTCAACAATGGCGATGACCGGTACAACAGTGTACTCACGACCCTGCATGGTCTCGGTGCGGACTTTAGCGGTATCCGCAGCCCCCACCATCAAAGTCATGACACGGTTGAGGTCCATTGCGCTCGCGAAATCCTTTCCTATATGACCCATTATATTGGTAACTCTATGGACAGTCAAGTGGTCCATCAAGGAATCTTTGGGTCCTAATTGAGCTCCCTAATGTTCAGGTATCTCACAGTGACTAGTGTACGCGGAGGAGCTGAAGTAGTAACAACCTTGTTCTCCAGCTTATATTGGCTCCCGAGGGTACCCCCTTCAAGCCAGACCGACGTAAACTCACCACCCTCGGCAATACCTGGAACCGAATCAACTAGGGTCTCATCGGGACCAAAGATCTCCCACACAGACGTTGATACCATTTCACCTTCCGAGAGTGAGGAGCGCCAATCGAGGGTATAAAGCCTCTTCTCCTCCGGATGCTTGTTCGGAAAAGTATCCATGTGTCGCTGGGGAAGTACATTCGGGAACGGATCCATTGGGGCCTCCTAATGCGCGTGAGTGGTTGTGTTTTGTCTGGGAGCGATGAGGGTATCGTCTCGTCCTCCACCGCTTCCAAGAACATCCGCCGATATCGTAACAGGGGCGTCGTCTGCTTCTAAGAACGCGGGCATCTTGATAACCTCTAGTATCTCCGGGATCCGATTCGCGAATAATCCCAATCCAGGATCAGTAGCGGTCTGTGGTCCTTGACCAGTAGCCAGAAGCAGCACATTACCGAAGTTAGTGTCGACACTGCCGTAGATCTCACCCATGATGGCTGAGACGGATGTGGCCTCCTCTAGGGTTACGTTCAGCGTGGCTCTAATCTCTGTGGCCGAAGCCGTGACTAGTGTTAGCTCACCTAGGGTGGCGGTGAGGCCAGCGCCGAGTGCAAGCTTGGCAGAGGAAGATACCAACAACTCCTGCAGGGTCGCAGGCACCTGAGCTGTCAGTGCTAGGGTGGCACTGGCAATAGAGGTAGCCATGTCCAGCGTAGTATTGGTCTGCCCCGAGACTTGAGCACCACTTGATGCGGCAAGAGTTAGGGGGGCTAGTGTGGCAGAGCCCGTAGCAGTGAGGGCTAGATAGCTTACACCTGCAGACAGCAGTGTCCCTAGCTGGGCATTTACTGTAGCCGAACCTGCTAGTTGAGTTAACGTGCCGTTGGCGGTAGCCGTTAGAGCATCTAACGAGGGGGCAGCACTTCCCTTGATAGAAGAGGTCCCTGTACCCGTTGCAGTTAGGGCACTCAGCGTTTGGGAGAGAGTACTCTTCAGCGCCAGCTTGGCACCTGAGGAGAGCAGCATCTCTGCAAGGGTTTGAGTAGTGGAGGCCTTGAGCGCCAGCGTAGCTATGGAGGCTGAGGTTAGCGGCTCTAGTGTCGCCGCTAGGGTGCTACCGATCTTTATCGTGGCCGTAGAAGTAGAAGTCAACGTTCCTAGGGTTGCAGAGACAACACCTGAGCCCTCTACCAATATGGGGACTAGTACGCTCGTGGCATCTAGGACTAGTACTCCTAGTGTCTGTGCCGAAGACCCTGCAAGGGCTATCTTAGCCTGTGAAGCTGCAGTAAGAGGATCAAGCGAGACCCCCAGTGTTCCCGATAGAGGCGGACGAGTAGTTGTTGACGCCGCTGTGAGAGGGTCTAGAGCCTTGGAGAGGGTGCCTACAAGAGGTAGCTTACCAACACCGGCTCCAGTGAACGGATCGAGAGTAACCCCTAACGTGCCCCCGATTGGCGGGCGTGTTGTAGTCGACGCCAGAACGAGTGGATCTAGGGTCTTAGAGAAAGTGCCTACTAGAGGCAGCTTGCCAACGCCAGCTCCGGTAAGCAGGTCTAACGTTTGTGCGAGAGTGCCCTTAACCTCCAGTTTGCTCTGCCCGGCACCTGTTAGAGTGCCCAGAGTCTGTGCGAGTGTGCCCTTGACGAGTAGGTCGGAGTCTCCTAGGACAGTAAGGGGGTCTAGGGTCTTGGAGAAGGTTGCCACGAGGGCTAGTTTGGATACACCAGCGCCTGTCAGGGGATCGAGAGTAACTCCCAAGGACCCTACCACAGGGGGTTGGTCTACTATAGTAGCATTAGCTGCAAGGGTGAGTGGATCTAACGTCTTTGCGGAAGTAGCTACTAGGGGCAGCTTGCCTTGGCCCGCTCCAGTAAGGGGATCTAGGGTCTGAGCGAGAGTACCCTTGAGAGGTAGATCAGTATCTCCCAGAGCAGTGAGAGGATCTAGGGTTTTAGCGAGGGTAGCAGCGAGGGCCAGCTTGGACTGTGCAGCCCCAGTGAGAGGGTCGAGTGTTTGTGCTGAGGTAGCCTTCAGAGCCAATGTGGATGTGCCCGCACCCGTTAAGGCATCGAAGGTAGCGTTCAGAGAGCCTAGGATTGTTACACCTAGCGTAGAGGCTAGGGTCAGGGCGTCAAGGCCAGTAGTCAATGTACCTACTATGGCAGGTAATGATACGGCCTGGACTTCGACCTGGGGCATAACACTATTTGTGAGAACCCCGATGTCGGAACCGGTCTCAACCAGACGGAAGGAGATAATATCGTCGGGACTAGTATCCGCTATCTGAAGCTGGAGGGAAAAGACTAGTTCGGTATACCCATTGACATTGGTGATAGCTGGCCCAGCTATACCATCACCTTCATCAGCTACGCCGTTGTTAAATGTCCCAGTGCCTCCAGTAAGACGTGCTGCTGTTAGCGCGGCGCCGTCAGTAAAATTCGCAGAGGCAAAAGGCCGTACCATCGCAGACGAAGCATTGACATCATTCCAGCTTATGCCGTAAAAGTATTGCAACTGTACCGAAGAGGAGGAGAACGTAACCCCCGACGTCATCTGCAAACGGTAACGAAGCTGAAAGGTAGGCGCACTCTCATAGCGGAAGATGGGGACCCCTTGAGCCTCGATCGCAGTTGAGCTGGCAAGTGGCCCATCTTCGTAGAATTGGTAGGCTGCAACGCTTACGGCTGCACCGACAGATACCTCCCAAGTGATACGAAGCTGACCACGCCCGCCTGCACCCGATGCACCAGACGAAGAACCTCCGCCGCCTCCTCCTCCTCCAGGAGCGCCACCTACTCCGCCCGCGGCCGCAGAAGCACCTCCTCCTCCGCCTCCTCCGCCACCACCTGCTGCAGCAGCACCTCCGGCTCCGCCAGACGGAGACCCTGAAGCCGCCATGCCTGTGCCTGTATCATCAAGGCCGCCCGCGCCACCTCCGCCTCCCGCGGCACTGCTCCCTTGATTGCCTTGCGGGCCAGCACCGTTAACACCCGGAGCTCCGCTACCTCCTGTGCCTCCTCGGCCGCCGCCGCCACCCTGAGCTGCTACACCGGCTGTACCCGCCCGAACAATAGTACCTAAACAATTAGCAGCTGCTCCCGCAGTCTGGTTATTAGCGCTGTCTGCGAGACACCCGTCTGTTGCCGACGTGGGCGCACTGTTGGTATTCTTCCGAACCCAGCAGTCGGATGGAGCTGCTCCGTTATATGTCTGCCCAGCAGGGACGTTGTAGTAGAAAACATCTCCATTGGCACAAGGTATAATGTTAAATGCATGGGCTCCAGAGGCTCCTCCAGCCTTCTGTGCGGCCAAAGTTGCTGTTGAACCGCCTGCGCCCCAACATTCAAACTGTACCGCCGTAGTTCCAGCGGGTGGGTCGTTTCCACCAGCTCCGCCGACTGTAATTGATCCTGCTCCAGTCGCAGTAATCGTCTTGACAGTCGTGGCGGCTGCCGACTGAACCAAAAGATAGGGGCGATTTGAAGTGGCCTCACTGGCTGCTACTGTAGTGACAACCTGAATGGCGGCGGTATCTGTTCGCTGGTTTGGGCAATGACACATTAGCCCCCAAGAGGAAGATACTGGGACACTGGTTATCGAGCCTGATGCATATCCATTTCCCGGCATCGAGATAGTAGTGACCAATGGTAGAGAAGCAAGTGCAGAACCTGCCCGGAAGTTATTGCTGCCAGAACCGCTCCAAGAAAATTCGCGTACCTCAACAATACTGGCACCAGACTTGACCGACGAGTAGAAGAGAGTCCCAGCTCCCTCGCCAACGAGCGACGACGTGTTGTAGTGTTGAAACGTCTGGTGAATAAGCCACGGAGCGGAGGAGGCTATGCCGATATTAAAACCTGTGCCTCCAGTGAAAACCTGCAGGGTTCCCGCACCCTCACGCGCAGTGGCGAAGACAGTGTCCGAGCAGCTGACCCAGTAGTCGTCCGTGTTTGGGTAGAAGATATACTTCAGACCCATTATCTTGGCTCACGTGCCATATCTGGCATTCCTCTGTCCTCCGAGAAGGAGTAGAAACCAAACCCGGTGTAGAACTTTAGTAACTGTCTCCCTTCCAAAACAAGACCGTTAAACCCGTCTACTGGAGAAGCCAGCAGCTTCAGTATGACTCCATGACGATCAGCAGCCTCGCATAGAGCAGCCATCGCTTCGCGTCCTGCACCACGCTGTTCCGCTATGACACGATCAATTACAACAGCGTCCGGAGACTCCTTGAGAACTACCTTGCATTTCCCAAGGGATGTCTTCATAGAATCTCCATCCCCGAAGAACTGCCAGAACTCTGAAAAGAAGCCAGCATAGCTCACCGACGGGCATTTTCAAGAAGCATCTTGACCTCTTCCAAGAGTTGTGCAGCGGTCACATCCTCGGGAAGTTCAATAGATCCCAACACGAGAACATCCCGCTCTGCATCAACTCTAGGACGACTACCGAAAGCCGGACAAGAATAGCGAACAACAAGTGCCGAATGGCCTTCTTTCACCACCTCTCTCATGTCATAGAAGCCATCGACCTCGCAGAGCTCATAGTGAGGCCCTGTGACACTTTCACACTGGGTCAGGACATACTTGATGCCCGCACGCTTGTAAGAGAGGTCAAGCAGACCCTTCCCCGCCTCAGCAAGCCTGTCGAATACTGCCCTGCCCTTCAGCATGGTCTACCCCCTAGGCGTTGGCATCCGTTAGGGTGAAGGACGTGATCGAGAACGCTTGGCCGAGGGCGAAGTTGGTGTTGTCCACGATCATATCTGCGCCAGACGTTCCGACAGTACCCTGAAGGTGCTGGGTCGTGCCGTCAGTAGCATAGATCCGGAAGTGCTGTGCAACACCGGCCGCATCGGCAGAGTTGTCTGCCCATGAACCAAGCATTGTCTTTGCGCCGGCAGCGGCATCGTTCATCCAGTTCGCCGGAAGAGCGAGTGTTGCAAGCACAGTACCCGCATCAGCAGCGGCTACGTTAGCAGGCGCTGCTCCTGACCGAATCTTGAGAACAGCCGAAGCGCCGATGGCAACCTCGATGGCATCGAGGCGCGCATTACGGACAGCAGTGGATAGTTGAATAGCCATGGTAATCCTTTCCTTCTACCTAGTTTCTATACCTAATTAGCCGTTGGGCTCGTTAATGGTGAACGCAGTCACTGCGAACTGCTGTCCAACGGAGAAGTTGACGTTGTCAACGGTCATGTCGCCGCCACCACCAGTGGCTGTGACTGAGCCTTGCACGTGACAAGTCGCTCCCTGATGGATGCGAAAGTGCCCAGCAGCGCCAGCTGCATCAGCAGCGTTGTCCTGCCAGGAACCCAGCATTCCCTTCGAGGCGTTAGCCGCAACGGCCATCCAGTCCGAGGGCATAGCGATGGTAGCCAACACCGTTCCAGAGTTCGCTGCTGCGCAGTCAGCCGGTTTCACTCCCGTACGGATAGTCATGGTTGGTGAAGCGGCAATTGTGGCCTCGATAACATCGAGTCGTGCGTTACGCACCGTCATTGAGAATTGTAGAGCCATATGTGCCTCCTGTAAGTGTTATGGTACTGTAGTATCCTAGGTTGTGTCGAGTTCCCAACAACAAGCGCCCCACGGCTGCTGTCCTGGAGAAGCGCCCCAGTTGATGCCTGTTGCTGTCTCACCTCCATTACGGTACATGAGTTCCCACATCAGGCTCGGTGTGGTGATATTTGCTTCAACATCCTCGGTGTAACCCGCACGGGCTGAGATAACACCAGCCTGTTGAGCCACAAACCCACCGAAGATAATACTTGCTGGTAGCGGTGAGCTGCTTAGCACCGGACCTGGAACACTGGCAGCAGATGTGTTGTTGACCTGTTGCCCTTCAGAACGGTTGGCAAGTGCCCCAACTTTAGTCACTCCCGTAATCCGCCACACAGCAATACCACTGCCCTGGTGGCTGCTTGCAGTAGATGTAATCGTGATAGATCCTGATCCAGTAACAAAGCTGTCACGGATGTGGAATATGAGTGCCATAGTAGCAGAGGCGTCAGGCCAGGTCGCGACAGTCGCTGTGTAGGTACCTCCTGCGCTGTCAGTGACAACCTGGTTAGCGGAGACTGTCGAAATCGTGGCTACAACATACGTCTCACCAATCACACGACTTGATATAACCAGGGTCTTATCTGTGTCGTTCGTGTCAAAGGTAGTACCAGCGAAAGTAACTACCGCTGGAGCTTTCTGCTTACCGAACAAGGCTTTGAATGGCATCATCTGCTTATGCTTCCGTCATTATTGAGGTAATGTCCCACTTGGTATCGAGCGAGTTGTAGATCATGCCGATGTAGGTTGTCTTGCCACTGACCAACGCTGTCGGCAAGGTCACACCTATGGCGCGGTAGATTGCAGCAAAGCCGATCGAGACTGCGGCAGTCGCTTTAATCCTGATAACGTGGCCGAGGCCGTCAGATACTGTACCGGTCGGTGCATTGACAGTCAGGCCAACCGTTTGAGTTGTACGGACGGATATATCGTTGGCAATGTTAGGCGTGATGCCTGCGTTGCTGGTTGTAGAACCAACGACCGGCGTCCTCAAGGACTCGATCTTGTCGTAGACCGCGTCCTTGGTCGGCACTGCGTTCGACCCGTTCCAGCCAGCCGCATAGGCGTCAGCTGCTACTGTAAGGACACCAGCCGAGGATATGGTGACGACATCAGCGGTACCATTGTAGAACCGGAGCGTGTCGGTGTTGTTGTAGATAGAGAATGTACCTGAACCATCCCGGTCGACGCATTGGAATGCGCCCGACGCCCCGGTTACAGAAACGATCCCAGTTACCGAGCCGCCTGTCAGAGGGAAGAAGAGTTGCAGAGCGTCATACACAGCATTCCTAGATGGAGCAGTTGTGCCATCGCCATTCCAGCCAGTAGGATAAGCGCCATCGCTAGGAGCGCCTCCAATCGCAACGCCGTTGATCTTGTATGTCTCGCCGGTTGGCAGGTTAATGCCGGTGCTATCGATGGTAGCTCGCGTCGTGCCCGTCGAGCTTAAATGAATAGGCCCGTCGAGTTCCTCGATGAATAGCGCGTTGCTGCCTGTCCGATAAACTTGGGCGCGAACCATACCGCCATTGTCGATGATCCGAAACGCGCCTTGCGCCAGCCCGCCCGCGCCGTCCGTGTCCCAGCAATCAACCGCAGGATTGGCCGATTGCACCCTGATAAGTGCTCCGGTCGAGGTGATGTTGCCCGTCGCAGTGACAACGCCAGTAACTTCTAAGCCAGTCGCTCCGAGTGTCGCATAAGTAACGGTCTGCGCCGTATTTTTGAAGGCGAAAGCGTCCCAACAGAGCCAACCATGACTGCCGAGAATTGACCCGGTATCCTGCATTGTCCCGCCGCCGAAGGCGCTTTGAAACCTTAAGGAAGAGTAATAATTGGTCGCTCGGATTGTGACGCTGCAGTCGGCGTCGGCAAGTGCAATGCCTGGCCCAAAAAAGTTTGCGCCGCCGTTAACACTTAATCCGTTTGTATCGAGTCCGGCGCAGTTGATCGACCTGTCCAAGTTGTCGAACGCATGACTCGCTGCACAATGAACAAAGCCACCACCATGAACGAGCAGCCGCCCACGCGAAGTCATCGCTCCGCCAGCGGTGATGTAATAGTCGTGGAACTGATAATAATTAGTCGAGTAGTAGTTCATTGTCAAATCGGTAGGCGCGCCGACCTGAGGACCGAACGAATGGTAGTTTCCGTAGGCACCAATGTTTCCAGTAACATTCACAATGCCTGTAACGTTTAGACCAGTGCTGCTAAACGTCGCCCAATCCGTGAAGTCTGCTTGTGCGGCTGAAGGAGGAGTAACGCCACCAATGATGACGTTTTGCGTATACTGTGAAAACAGGCGGGTCGCATATTTGCCACCAGCATAGCCGAGTTCAATGCCGTTTTCGGCAACCCCCGCATTGTCATAAACAGAAACGCCGGGATTGCGGTTTGTGCCGCTGGCGGCAAGCGCCAAATTGGCGTTGACTCCATTTAACACGGACAATCTGCCCGCGTTGGTTAGGGTCATGCGGTCCGCGCCAGCGGAATAGAAACGGAGCGTATCGGTATACGCCATAAGCAAAAAATTGGCGGTATAGTCGCGAGCGGTTACATTGATAGTCGCGCTTGCTCCTTGGGTGCCAACAGGGCCATCAACCATTAGCCCTGCGCTGCTGATCGTGGCAAAGGCGACGCTATTGGCACGGTTCTTAAAGGTCTGGGTGTCGCCGCAGTAAGTCACCGTCGCGCCGGAGGCTCGAAGACTGAGGCCATCGTTGGTAGAAGCGGTACCCCTCAAGTCGATGGTCGAGATCCCCGAGGTGGGGTTGAACGTCAACGCAGGACTGGCCGCCGAGATGGTGACGTTGCCTGTGATGGTTCCACCCGCTTTGGCAAAGCGCAGCTCCATTTCGTCATACACGGCGTTTTGGCTAGGAGCTGTAGTAGTTGTGCCATTCCAACCGGTAGGATATGCAGTATCAGAGACTACGCCCGAACCCATCGACTGGATTTTGGTGTAAAGCGCCCCCTTGGTGGGGACTTGCAGTGAGCCACTCCAGCCTGCGCCATAGATTTCGTCTGTGACCGTAACGTAGCCGGTTACAGCAACGCCAAGCGAGGAGAAGACTGCACGCGTGCCACTACCTGCCCGATTACGGACAGAGAATGTATCACAGTCGAGAAAGCCGGTGTTAGCACTGGCTTGCATACGAATGCCGTCGGATCCGGCGTTGGTGCCTCGTAGGGAGAGATAACTATCACCCGTCGTCGGGTTGATAACGATTGCCGCAGTCGCGTAGGAAACCGTTAGGGAACCAGTCATGGTCCCGCCGGCTTTAGGCAGTCGTAGTTCCATCTCGTCATAGACGGCATTCTTGGAAGGTGCAACCGCAGTAGCTCCATCCCATGATACGGCGTAGGGGGTGTTATCAGCAGAAGCGGGGGCTAGGGCCGCCTTGATCGTTGAGCCTTTGGCCTTCATGCCGTCGCCGTTTGCTTTGACGACGTACATCCAGTCAAGATCGGCAAGGGCCAGAGTTTCAAGGTGGCCGGTTAGTGCCTTATTAGTCATAGAACCTCCTCGCTCAGGAATAGATCCGTGGCGATGTCTTGCATATTGGGTTCGAGCAGCATTAAGTCTGTACCAGACTGTATAGCGCCCTCAAGTAGTAATCCGAAGTATTCGATGGTCAAACTCGATGTCTGAGTGGTAGCCGGATCGAGCGTAGCAATGACTAGACCCACACGTCCAAGCTCGGTTGTCTGATCCAAGGTGACAGGAGCAAGTGTAATCGTCATTGCCGCGAGGATCTCTCGGCTGATTACACTGAGCGTGTCGGCTGGGGCCAGAGTCGCTACGACCACGCCCTCCTTGCCATGCTCACCAGCAGCCACCGAGCTGGCGAAGCCCAGTGTTTCGTTGGTTACGGCCTCGATACCTATCGATAGGACGGCAATGAGGAAGGCCTCGTCGAGAGTAGTAAAGGAGACCCCCACTCTCTCCAGCATACCTGTGATGGTAGCAGTGACTGGAGCTAGCGTATTAAGGGTAGCTCCGTAGCGACCCCGCGGCGATACATAATCGCCTTCCAAAATGGCAGTCTCATCCGGTATAAGGATGGGCACTCCGATGCTGGAATCGAACGTATATCGAGGCGGGGTGTACTTCGTGGTCCGATCCTTTCGCTCGTACTGGTCGTCCGCAGCTAAGCGGGGCGGGTGCTACGGTGATGGCAATTCTACCGCACTTCGGTTCTACGCTTAGGAACCATCTTCCGGGAACTCCGCAAGGAGTTTCTGATCGGTTGAGAGCCCGATAATACGGCGTGCTTCGTCTCGAGTAATAAGAGCCTCCTCCGTAACCGCCTCCTTTCCCTCCTGTCCCTCACTCCCAGGAACAACCGTGCCGTCAGGTAGAGAGCTTTCAGGAGTAGCAGGAATTGCATCGACGCCCTCCTCGATGATGATGGGCTGCATTCCTTTCTGGATGTTGGCGAGACTCCTTGCAGTTTGAGCCGCCGTTTGGCCTCGCTCCAGGGGAGACATACGGTACGCGTCAGGCCATAGGCAGCGGGCCGACTTAATGTCGGTATCGGCTGGCAATGGGGTAATTCCGTTATTGATAGCCCACATGACGAATGGCCAGATTATTCTAGGTTCAGCATGTAGCTCTCGGTACTCTTCGATTCGTTCTGCCCAGGAGGCCTTGTCCTGAGACGAGGCCAATTGTCCTGCTTCGGAACCCAGGAGAATGCGCTTGGGGATTCCCGAGGTACCGGAGATGAGGGTAAGGAGGACGTCGAATGCGCCCCTGGGGTCTGCCACCTTCGCCATGAGATTCTCAATCTCAACCCCACGGGTCCGCATTGCACGTCGGAAGCCATGCTCATACTCGTCCACCTCAGCAGTAAGGTTGAGTTCATCTTCCTCGTCGAGATCCATATCCTTGTCGACATTGATGTGCAGGCCGGGATAGCTTTGCTTCCAGTAGGATTCGCTGGAGGCACCCACAACCTTCATCAGGTCGGTCAGGTAGTTCCAAACCGGAGCATATTCGGGGATACCGAAGACGTTGGATGTAAGGATGCCACGACTAATGTGAAGAACCCGACTGTGGTGAACATCGAAGGCCGAACCTTGGGGACGTGTGTCCGTATCGACTAGGCCCATACGATCTTCGCCGGCATTACGAGTAGTAGAGACCGGAGAGATGGTATACATCGTAGGCTGGCCGAAACGGGGATTCATAGGATCCCGTTCCCAATCCTTGATCTTGACCTGCGTTTCGCCATAGGGCTGAAGGTAGGTGATTTGAAGAGTGCCGGCGCCACCTTTGGGAATAGGCAAATCGATACGTCCACGGTTAGTGCCAATGAGAACAATGGCAAAACGTCCTAGACCGGCAAGGATGTCGGCACGACGGAGTACGGACCAGAGATCACTGTCCCATGCCAGGCGGGCAAATTCTTGACTCCACTCAACCTGATCCGGAAGGTAGATCCTGGGGGGCCGTCCCCATGTTGAATCGGGTTTGGCCTCGACTAGGCGCTTGGCGATTCCACCTCGGGTGTACATGTCGTACATCTGCTGGACGTTGAGTTGGAGATCCCAACCGAACGCCTCGTATAGATCACGTTTCCCGCCAAATTGGACGCCCATTTGCCGAGCCCAGCCGGCTCTTTCGAGCATAAGGTAGACCCGATTCATGAATCCGCCACGAAGTTGCCCTTTATCAGGGTTATTGGCTGCTTCTGTGATCCGAGGCCGCGTAGCCATTATAAACTCCTCATTGGTCTGCCACGGGAGTCAGTTATGGTCGTTTTAGGGACCAAAAGTCCCTTACGGCGCCCAAATGTCGCTCCCCGACGATGAGATTGTACCGGTCCATCCCCAGCTTCTAGCGTAGACAGGGGCGTGTGGGCTGTGTTTCTGCCCAAGTGGCGCCCAATAGAGGCCTTGAGGCCAAGTTTACCCGTCAACATCTGGTATGTGATGGTTACGCCGTCGATCTGGTCATCATGATCTCCCTCTGGGAAGACCTCCGCCTCGATGAACAATTCCCTCACCCACACCGTCCGCAACTCGTTCTTGTCCTCTACCAGCAGATCGTGATCCTCGTCGACGACCACATAAACCTTCCCATGCTCGAGGGCCGAGAGGAAACTTGCCGCCCTCAACAGCTTAGAGGTTACGGCTGGGAACTCTTTGACCTTCGCTCCCTTGACCTGTTCGCGCGCCAGCTTCTCGAAGTACCGGATGGAGTATTTGCCACTGGAACCAGGCTCTTGTTCCATGCCAACATTAAAGTCCGGGTCCAGATCGTAATCTGACCGGGTAGCCTTGCAGAACTCCAATTCGGCCGTCGCCGCACTCCACTGTCCCCTTTTCATGCCTTCGATAAAGAATAGGTCGTCGTCCTTCTGATACATGCACCGTGGGCCCGAGGTATAGTCCCCGGCTTCCTTGGTGGAGGCCATGTCCCAGCCCCTGCCCCACTTCATCTGCTTCTGGCTCTTACGCCAATCTTCAATGCGAGCAATGAAGTCCTTACGGGTAATCTTCCTAAACCACTTCAGGTTGACAACCACGTTTTCGTCGGACAGGGGGTTCTGTTGGAACATCGCCTCGAACCACCTCGAGGTCAGGTCGATCTTGATGTTGTTCACGGTCTCTGCGTCGTAACGCTCGGGAAACAGTACGTCGCCGTACTTCCGACCAAGGATGTCTCGAGCTTGGTAATCGGGCACTTGAATTAGACGCCCATCTTCTCCCTGTTGGGTGAGACTGGGCTCGTAGATGGCTGGCAGTCGGATGTACTTGAAGAAATTGCGTCCCGTGCGCTTCTGCGCAGCTTCGATGCGGCCATGGAGATCATTAGCGACCCACCGCGTGGCAAGGATGATAACGATGGCGCCAGGCTCTAAACGAGTCCGCGCAACTGTTAGCCACCAGGTCCAGAGGTCCTCGAGGTAGGTGGGGGACATGGCTTCTTTCGGTTCTTTGATGTAGTCGTCCAGGACAAATACATCTGCACCTCTTCCTGTGATAGCACCGCGGAGCCCCACAGCCTTAAGACCTCCGCCTTTGGTGGTAAGGAAGTTTTGGACACGCATAGTGTCAGATCGGAGCCGGACATTGAGCAACTCCTGGTTCTGGAGGATGGTGTCACGGATCTCACGAGAGAAGTCGGTTGACAGGTCTTCGCCGTATGTAGCGACGACTACGTTTTTCTGGGGGAAATTCTCCAGAACCCAAAGGGGAGTAGCCACGGTGGAGAGCTTCGACTTACCGTGACGCGGGGGAGCTGAGATCAGAAGGCCACAGTTGCCTTGCATGATACAGCGGGCAATTTCCATGGAGAGGTATTGAAGCCACTTGGCAGGGATCCACCAAGGGTTGAGTCGGGACATGAGAGTTGCAGGAGTAAGACGCCAATCGGCAAGAACAGCCGCTGCCCTAGCTTCTCGGAGAGAGGTTTGTACGCCCCCTCCTACGCCCTGGGCGGGTGCGGTGGCCATTACATGTGATCCCCGAGGGTAGCGTCATGGTTTTGGGAGGAGGTCATATCCGTGCGGGATATCTTAAGGATGGCTTCCTGCAGCACCATGCCAGAGTCTTCGTCACTAAGCAGGGCTTGCAGCTTCGCCGTGAAGTTGTCGGAGCCTTCTTGAGACAGGTTGGCACCGCGGGTTATGTGCTCCATGATCGATTGGACACTGGCCCCGTCAGGGAGACGATCCTTCGGGAGACTTGAAGCATATTGTCCCGTGAGGCCGACAGAGAGCCGCATCAGCTTGATAAGGGTGTCCATGGCCTCGATGGCTTCCTTGGCATCGAGCTCTTCGATCCACTCCGGATCCTTGAAGCGGGTCTCAAGGGTCGCCAGCAGAGTCTCGGCACGTGTGTAATGGTCTGATTCCATCTTACGCGTCCGGAGCTGGCGTTTGCGCTCCTCCGCAGCCACAATGAACAAGTCGTATGCTCGCGCACGGGAACTCCAGTAGAATTCGAGGTAACATTGGCGGAGGACTTCGAGACCGGTACCTTCTTGGGCCGAGAGAAGGTCAAGTTGCCTAATCCCATGTTCCTCCGCCTGATCGATGTACCTTTGGAATAGGTTGTGTGAGGATTGCGGCTCGTGTGGAAGCTGATTCCAGAAAGGGGTTCCAGAGGCGAGGGTTGGGTACCCTTCGTTGTAGAATAGGCCTACCGACGCAGAGTCCACTTCATCCTGAGCGACAGACCCCGTGAGTAGGGAAGGCAAGAGGTCGGAGCGAATGAAGTGCGTCGGTAGACCAAACTGGTTCTGTTCAATGTTCTTTGACAGAATGGCGATGGCGTCTCCACGGGAGCATTGATCGGGGAGTACGATAATCTCCGCACCGTAGAGACGCCCGTCTTCTTCGCGAGTCGCGGGAGCAAAGAAGACGTCCTCGCCAAAGTCTTTACCAGAGTCGTCCGTTAGCGGGTTACGGTCGCTCTGCAGACTGTGGTCTGTAGTTACATTAAGGGGATGGTCGTTGGTTGACATGGGCCCTCTGTAGATTTGCGTATGGACATATTATAATGGTCATTTGATGGGGAATCAAGAGCGGATTGTTTGGTACTCCGTATTATTTTTGGCATGGATAGTGTAATGCTCTTGATGGGGCAGTAAGAGCGGATTGTTTGGTCCGTCCGATTTACTTTAGGACACTGACATTAATCCCCCCGGCACTATTTTTACCCCCTACTACGTTTTTTTACCCGTTAAGCTACAACTATAGTCAAACAATAGATTCCGCAAACTAAAGTTACTAGCAAGTCAACGACAACT